GAGTCCTGTTTGCTGTACGCATTTTTACTCGGCTATCTGCCGAGTATTTTTTTGCGATTTTTTATGGAAACCTATTGACTTCTATTTGCAGGACTCCTTGAGGTAGAGGCCGCAATGGCACTGGCCGGAAACTTGAGAACGAAACTCCTGACACATACATTTGTTGGCTGGGATATGCTCAATGCGACAGGGACAATAGCCGTTATTGGATTTGATGGAGGCGCGGAATTCTTCGACCTCCTCTTTTGTCCAGCTGGGGTTTGTAATAATTTTCATGTTAAAGCCTTTCTGCATACTGATTAGAAGAAGCGAGTGTGACACCGAGAACAGGATCTTGGACTGGTGCGCTACCGGGAACATAACGGCCGAACTTGATGATGATGGTGCCGCCATAGACGGTGTTTAACATACGCAGAGAAACCAGCTGCTGTGTTAGTTCTTGTGGATAGTAACCGGTATAAATCACAAAATCATCCAGACAATCCTTTTGGCGAAAGTAAGCGATCAAACTGCGCAGTTCTTCAAACTGGAGAAACGGTTCCAGACCACCAACGACAATTGCGGTAGTGATGGGGTTGTGAATGTATCGGTCAAACAAATCGGCATAAGAAACGGTATGTACAGGCGAATTAGCAAGAGGGCTGTTCTGACACATAGAAACATCGCACCCGGCATCATGACAGCACTTCCAATCACAGGTGGCGGTGCCGAGGAACATAGCAGGCTTTTTATACTGAATAAAATCTTCATCCAGAAAGCCACGCAGAGTAATAGAATCCGGCATAATCACATCTCGCTCATCGTATTCAGGTCCATCCAGTCACGCATTTTGAATTCAGCTTTGCGCTCCTTGGAATAGGTGCGTTCCGGGGTAAGGAAACCAACGATACGTTGATAGGTGGTCACTTTGGGTTTGCCACAGATAGGACAGGTATCACCGTAGAAGCCGTGGTTTTCCTCGCAAGCGCTGATACGGGTGCAGAATGCAAAGTAAACAACGCCCTGGTCGGCAACATAGTTCAACATCTTCCATGCGGTATCAAAATTATTGAACGGTTTATCAATGTTGATGTGAGCGATGGAGCCGCCGTTGCAGGCTTTATCGAGAGCGGCAGACAGGCGGACTTTTTCCTGCAGAGTGGTTTTTACACCGAGGGGAATCCACTGGTTGCCGTACAAGGGCAGTTCGTATTTTTCATCCGGGAAGAACAGCATATCTTTCTGCATCAGAACTGCGGCGGCACGCTCACCGGGGATTTCCTCAATGTTGGCACTGTAGTCTTTATCCTTGATGTAATTGTTCTTGACGGTGTTGATGATTTGCAGGATATCCTCAGCGAATTTCAAGCCCTCATCGGTATAGAACGTGTTTCCGAACTCGTCCTTAGAGGTCATGTCGAAGTGCTGTAGGGTTTCGTAAATGCCGATCACGCCGATGGTATTATATTGGGAGGCCATGTTCATAATGTGCTTGGAATAGTTGGGGAGCAGACCCTTTTCGATATTACGCTTGATGATATGGCGAACGGAATCCAGAGTGTCCAGGCAGAGTGTTACGGCATTTTTGAGATTAGCAAAAAACTCTGCGGGGGTGGTGCTGGAATAAGCAAGACGAGCAAGATTGATGGTGTTGACCTTAATAGAACCAACCTCCAGTGCAGTACCGCCAATGGAATTAAAATACCCCAGATCTTTGATATCGGAGACAAGGCGACAGCAGTTGGAGAGGCTGGTTACATCTTCGCTGATGAAGAAGTTGCTGTCTGCCCAGGTAATGTTGTGAGCGCAGCACCAGCGGGCAAAATCTTCGTTGACAAACTTGCCATTCTTGCGCAGCAGGGAGTAGGTAAGAACCGGAAAGGTCATCATGTTTTTGCTGCGGATCTCGCTGACAACATCCATAAAAGCTTTTTCATACTCGATGATGCCGTCGATTTCATCAATCATAAAGGAGCCATCCGGGAAGGTTTTACCGCCAAAGATGGCCTCCAGGTAGGACTGATCCATGATGGTAAAATTAGTAAAGGCGCTTTGGTTGACGCGCAGGTACGGCTGATTAAGCTTGTAGACAATGCGCTGGAACTCCTGGTTACGGTAATATTCCGGGGACTGAATGTAATAACCGGATTCGACGTCTTTTTTCCAGAAATAATAGGAATAAACCAGGAAGCTGGGTAAGCCGCAAGCGCCACTGCTGCGATTGGAAGTCCAGCTGACAAACTCGCCGACAAAATCCGTGAAGGTGGTCAGATGCTTGGGCGGCTGGGCGTTAAAGTTGTCAATAAAATAAAGGCCCTTATTGACAAGTTCCTCGATATCATAAGCAAAGCAATAGGGGACAAAGGTACTGGATGCAGCATCGTGCAAGTAGAAATAGCCGAGGTATTCAGCAGTTAGCCAATTCTTGGCGGCATCCAGGCCATGGGATTTTTTGAGTTCATAGAAGATTTTGTTAAAGGCAAGAAGCTTGGAATGGGGTTTGTGCATCTCGGTGGTGAGAGAGCAGATATCCTTGGTGCCGACATTGGCATTGCCGTCGATACTGGCATCGGCCACAGTCTGCTTATCGATAAAGTTATCAATAAAATCAGTGTAGTTCAGCTGTTCGTTTGCAAAGCCGTTGAGCTTGGCCAGATCTGGGCCATACTTACTGATGAGGTAATCCAGTTGGGTGGTAAAATCTTTATCGAGTTTAATGTCAATAGAAAAATCCATAGAATCACTCCTGTTTGTTGATCCAATCATTTGCAGTCTTAAAGTCCATCAATGCGCCGTCCACCGAAAGCATCGGGACGGTGGTAATACCCATGGAGAGCATGGTTTCTGTGTTTGTTTCTTCTTTATAAGTCACCCCCTTTGCGGCAAGTTTAGCGGCCAGCACCTTGCAGCGCGGACAATGGGTTGTATACATAATGATGTTCATTCGGCATCTCCCTTCAATGTGGCGGCGGGAGCACTGCGGGTGGTGAGGATGGTGTCGTCAGAGATATACTTACTGTAATCAAACTGCGGAGTTGTACGATATGTAACGGCGGAAGCAGCCTGAGCGAAGGCAGAGGAGCTTGAAGCGTTTGCTTTTTTTTTGGCCTTATCCAGCTCCATGACAGTGAGGACGCAGTAGTTGGCAAGATCCAACAGAGTATCGCGCAGAGATTCATTGACCTTGGCGGGGGTACCCTTGATAAGATTCATGAAGCGGTGGTACTTATGGGAGATCTGGACAGCGGCGGTGATGATGCCGTTATCGCCAAACTCCTGATAGAGCTGGGAGAAGGAATTGCCGTAATCTGCGTTTTTGGATTTGAAAGTATCGCACATTTCTACCTGGATGCGACCAAAGCGCTGAACATCATTCATGAAGTAACCTCCTTATAGATACATAAAAAATTTAATTAGCCAGCCGGCAAAGAGGGCGACCAACGCGGGCGGGCAGAGACCGGCAAGAGTGCCGAGGAAAACACACAAGCCATCCGGCAAAGACCAGGAATCAAAGCAGCTGGACTTGCCGTCAATGACGTTTTGAACATCATTCTGCAGGGGAATTTTGTGGGGGATGCCGGTGGTATCAACGATGAATTCAAGAGCCAGGCCGATGCCGGCTGCATGAAAGACGCCGATGGTGGGGATGGGGCCAATGGCTAAAAACCAGTTCCAAAGTTTGGACGCGGCGAACCCCCAGACGGGAATGTGCAAAGCCCAGGCAGCAACGGCGCAGGCGTTAAGCTTTACAGCGCGGGTGGAATCAGTGAGGACTTTATGAACAACTTCGGACAAGTCCCGAAGAGCAGTCTTATCGTCTTCCACCTGGTTGATATGTAGCTCGCAGGTTTTGAGGAGTTTGCGAATTTCTTCTTGGGTCATTCGGACACCTCGATATCATTGAAAATTTCAGGGTAGACAGCCTGCAGCTCCTTGAGGACAGGAATCATGAGGGCGCGGATAGCGGGGTGGGCATCCTTGGTGGTGCGAAGGCGAAGGACTTCATGCCATTCGCGCAGGTTCCAGGTGCAGACGATCTCGGTTTTGAGGCAGAGGGGAAGAACATCGCGGGCTTCCTGCGGGGTGGCACCAGAGGTCAGCATATCCTGATACAAACCTTCGGCGTAGTTACAGGCGCTGATCCAATATTCACGAGTGTGGCCGGTATAGCCGTGGTCAATGACTGTGATTTCATTGCCGAACTTATCTTTGTTGTAATTGCAGTAGCGGGTGGATTCCTGGGCATAGGAGCCGATACGGTGACGGACGATCTCGTTGGCAACGCCGCGGTCGGTGATGAATTTAATGGTCAGGCTGATATGCTCGATCATGGCGTAATGATGATTTTTGCAGAGCATGGCGACCATTTTGGAATCACTGCCGGGCTTGATGGCATCCTCGCTTTGATAGCAGGTGCGGGCGATGCGCTCGATACGCTGCATGGTAACATCACGGTTGAGCGGGGTGATCCATTCGTGGGATTGAGGGATAATTTTCATGCGGGGTCGGCCTCCTGTAAGATGATGCAGTTGGATGGGTAGAGAAGAATATAATCTTTCTCCCAGGCATAACCGCGGTAGGTAGGGTTAGAAACTTTGACGCGGCAAGGGGTGAATCCGATCACAACATAAGTGTTCCAGTTGATGCCGCTGTTTTTATCCGTCTGCGCATAGGCAACGGTATCGCCGACATGGATTTCGCGGCCAATGGCATCGGTAATTGGTTCAGTCATGGGCGGCCTCCTGTTCGGGTTCGCGCTGCTTGATAAGATGGCCGATCCAGAACAGGCGCTTAGGGGTGACGGGATCTTCTTTCAGGCAGGCAAGAGTGTGGTTTTTACGGAAACGAGGTTCAAATTCCAGAGTGAAAACGGTATCCGCATTGGAGAGAATGAAATCTTTATAGTCCTGGCGAAGGATAGGCCAATCGGGATCGTTTTGGATAGCGGTAAGATCGAACTTGACTTTATCGCCATCTTTGTAATCCAGGATATTGCCGGTGTTCTGATAGAGCCAGGCGATGGCTTTGCCGTTGCGCTTGATGTTGACGGCGTTTGCGATTGCTTTGTTTTTGATAAGATCACCTGCTTTGGTAAGAGTGAAAAGGTTTGCGGGCATTGAACGCTGCACGCTGGGCGGGTGTTAGATCATTGATGTTATAGGTAATGATAAGAGCGGAACATTTGGAAGCATAACTGCGGCAGATAGATTCAAGCTCTGCCTTGGCACGCTCTTTGCGGTGGAGTTCACGGGTAGTATTCATGGGGGCGGTAGATCAACTCCTTTAACGAGAAGATAGGTTTTGCCCTGGAGGGCGGCCGGGAGGAAGACCAGGCGGCCGGCAGCGAGGACGAAGCAGCCGATTTGAAGGCGGGTGATGACTTGGTAGCTACGGTGGGCACGGAGCAGGGGAGAGGCGGATGGATAATTGGAGAATAGGACGGCTTGCATCATGGCTGAACCCCCTCCAGGTGCTGTTTCATTTCGCGGTAGAGGATATCATGGATGAGCTTGCCGGAGGTTTGAGGTTCACAGAAAATGAGCTTGCAGTCATAGCGGGCAAGCCAGGTTGTGAGGCTGGCCACCATGGCGACAGGGGACATTTTGCTGCGGTATGTACCGGCGTAAAGCATTTCCCAGGTGGTGCGCTCAACAAGCAGATAGGTGCGGGCACCGGCTGCTTTGGCACGTTCAAATTCACGGGTAAAGCGAGCACGCTGGGAGGTAAAGCAATTTGCAATTTCGTCGCTGGACATCTTCCGTTCGATCACGACGATATTTTCCAGGCTGTAGGGAACGCCGGTGGGCAAGATAACCTTGGCAGAATAATCGCCAAAATTGAGCTTTTGCCGTTCGACTGGGCAGCCCATTTGCTGAATGCGCTGAGTGAGCGCCGAGGTTTCGTGCTCACGGGTATCAATCAGGATAGTAAAAGTTTCAAGGGCGGATTTGACAAAGACAGGTTCGATAATATCACCCCCTAGGAGAGGAACCACCAATACCAGCTGAAGGTGATGGCCGTGAGAACGAGTTTGAAGCGAGCATCACGAGAGAGGAACCGATCGTCATCGCTGGAGATGATGGTGACAACATAGATGATGGTATTGATGGCCGCCATAATGAGAGAAAAATTAACGTACATGGCTGTATTTATAAAGGAAGGTGTTGAAATCCGTTGTGGACTGGACCCAGCCGGTATCGGTGCGGGACCACTTGCCCTCCTGCTTGGTGCCAAGAACCTTGATGATATCGCCTTGAGCGATGGGGTTTTGATCCATGGTGGAGGGACGGATTTTGAAATTAACGGTTTGACCGGTTGCAAGCTGGTACAGTGCGATGGTCTTGTTTTTATATTTGCCGTCAATAGAGAGAATGTAGTGGTAGGTGGAGGCGAGAGAGGGGTTTTGGTATTGGAGGTAGCCAAGATTATCCATCTCGTACTGAAGAATATCGCTGACCGGAGTGATGATTTCTGAGGTTTCTTTGGCGCAGTGACGGACAATGCCGAGCCAGTCCACGTTGATGTATTTCTTTTCAGTTTCTTTCTCACATAAGGTGAGCATTGCATCATGGTCAATGAACGGGTCAACGGTTGCTTTGGAGAGCTGAATGGAATCACTGTACTTATCAAACAATTCAACCTGGGCTTTGAGCTGGTTGGGATTGCCGAATTCGTGAAAAAAATCAAGTTCAATCAGGATTTGAAGCTGGCGGGAATTGACCGAGGTTTTATGCTTGATATCTTGCAGGAGGCTGATAAAATCAGCGTAAGTGTTATCCCGCAGAGCATAAAGTTCACGGCCAATGCGCTTGTTGAGGTATTTGATGGAAGCCATGCCTTTATAGATGGCGCGATTGGCAACATCCGGGGTGTATTGGTCCAGCGAGTGGCGGAAACGGATGGGCATGATTTTGATGCCGCGCTGTGCTGCCAGAGCTGTGCCGGCAAGGATTTTCTTTTGGTTATCCGCGGTGTTGAGCAGGGCGGTAACGAATTCAACGGGGTAGTAATAGCGATAGTAGGCACAGTAATAGGTAAGGATGGAGTAGCCAGTAGCATGATTCAGACCGAACTGGTAGTTGCTACTGTCTTGAAGAATTTGAAGGAATGCTTTGGCTTCTTGCTCTGCCTGAGCACGAGAACTGGAAGCGTGAGCACAGTAACCTTCCAGAATATGGGGGAGAGCTTCTTTGATAGCATTTTCATCTTTGTGACCGATAGCGCGGCGAACAGAATCAGCATCACCACCGGACATGCCGCAGATTTGCTGCAGGAAGGAAATAGATTGTTCCTGAAAAATCAGCCAGCCGAGCGTGTCCTCAAGTAAGTTGTCAATCTCTTTGGAGGGGTTCTGGCCGTGTTCATGGCGAAAGAGCTTGTCCCGATATGATGCGCCGCCAGGGCGGATAGCAGCGGTTACAATGCTGAGATCCTTGATGCTGTGGACATCGTATTTTTTTAAGGATTCAAAAGCAAAATCTTCCACGAACTGGAACAGACCATAAGGACTGGTTTTCATATCCGCCCAGACGGCAGGGTCATCAAAGTTAATCTGCCAGGTATGAGGGTAGGGGATATGAGCGAGCTTACAGGTTTCATCGAGCTGGGCGATTGTTGACAAACCGAGGATATCGTATTTGGCCAGACCCACAGCATGAGAGGCGTCCATATCCAGCGCAAGAACTTGCAGGCCGTCTTTATCACGGAAGACACTGTAACGTTCGTACAAATCAATGGGAGCGATGATAACGCCGGCCGGGTGATGAGAAAGAGAAACTACTGTGTCCTTGATGCCATCAAAGTAATAGAAAAGATCAGGATAATTCGTTCTGCAGGTTTCGGGATCGGCATCGTATTCGTCTTTGATTTGAGCGATACGATCGAGCGACCATGGGTTAGATTCTTTAGAGCTGGTAGGATTGGCTTTCTGCCAGCGTTTGGCGAGGGCACGGCCAATTTCATCAATCGTACCTTTGTCGGACACAGTACCGAGAGCCAGTACATAGGCGCATTTGCGTTGGCCAAAGGATTCAAAGATGTGGTCATAAATCAGGGGGCGGTAAGCATCAGGAGTATCAATGTCCACGTCACCAATTTCGACACGGTTTTCATTACAGAAGCGGGAGAAGACAAGATTCCAGCGAACGGGGTCAACGTCGATGATGTCTGTAACAAAAGCCGCACGGGAACCAGCCACAGAACCACGGCTGGGACCAATGGGGATATTCTTTTCATGTTTGGCCCAGATCATAAGGTCTGACATCGACAGCATGAAACCCAGCATGTTTACCTTTTTGAAAACAGCCAGCTCTTCCTCGATATCTTTGCGGAAGGCAGCGACTTCATTTTGGGGAATGATGCCCTTTTGGATCTTATCTTCCAGCATGGTGTGGGTGCGCTCGATGTAGGCTTTAGCATCGGACTCCACAGAGCCGGTCAAAATGGGGTAGCGGGCTTTGGTATTGAGCTTGAAACCCTTGGTGGAGTCAGCCAGACAGTTGGTGTTTTCAATCGCCTGCATCCAGACTTCACGCGGCAAGGAATCCTGCTGCTCAAAGGCCGCAACCAGCTGCTCGTAAGTTTTGAAGGTGAGGTCGAACTCATCTTCGCCAGTAAACTCAATACCTTTACCTTCCATGAGAACTTTGCGACACTCGGCTTTATATGTGGTGGAGCTGTGGGTATCGGTGGCCGCGATGAGGGGCTCGTGATATTTTTGAGACAGCTCATAGAGGTACTGGTTGAATTCGATCTGTTCTTTGCAGTTATGGTATTGAATCTCCAGAAAGTCGTAGCGTTGAATTAGCTGCTCATAACGGGCGGGGTCAAAATCTTCAACGTCCGCAGTGTAGTGATGCAGAGGGCTGGCAAGGCAGGCGGAGGTGGCGATGACGTTATCAGACAGGTTGTAGAATTCATCGAAGGTGACACGAGGTTTGTAATATTTATGATCTTCCCGATTGGAAAGACTGATAAGGTTATTGATCTCCATAACGCCTTTGGTGTTGCGGGCGATCAGAACCGTGTGGTAGTTATCGCGCAGCTTATGAGGCTTATCTTCTCCGGGAGATTGGTGAGTAAGGCGGTCGGTAAGATAACATTCAACGCCGAAGATGTACTTGAGGCCGGCTTTTTCTGCTGCCTGCTTTTTAGCTGTCCAGTTCAACAGGGTACCGTGGTTGGAGGAACCAAGGGCAGTCATACCACTTTGAACGGCCAGGTTAATGTAATCCTGATATTTGGTACAGGAATCAAGAACAGAGCCTTCATCATCGTGAAGGTGATAGCAGAGGTAATTTGGACTGGAAATTTTTATTCACCTCCTATAATTTATTTCAAAAGCCCTGCGAGGGCGGGGAACGGGTGGTCATGGGCGGCTCCTTTAGAACAAATCAGCTTCGGTTTTGGGCGGGTCTGCGATGAGGGCCTGGGCGTTATAATCCCGGATGGCGGGGCAGATTTTGCGGTAATTGCAGAGGTTATTGCAGAAGAAAGCACATTCCTTATTGACCTTACGGGCAGGCCAGGGAGTGGTTTCATCCTGTGGCAGGGACTCATAGACATCGGCGACCTTGTTGATATAAGTAAGAGCTTCCTGTTTAAGTTCCGGGGTATAGGGGTAAGGCTCTACAAAAGGTTTGATGATGAACTGCTGGGCGACCGACATGGGAAACCTGGGGCCGAGAAGATTCGTCTCTTTGAAATCCAGCATGGCAAATTCAATCTCGGCTTCATCCATACCGGCATCGCGGCAGGCGGATTCGACCGCGGGGGCGATGGTATCGTAAATTTTGGAGCGGTTGACGATGCGGATACACTGGGTTTTGTTGCGCGAACGGGATGTGGCGTACCAGGTGTAACGGATTTCGACATACTTGAGCATGATCCAGGCGAGATTTTTGACTGTATAACCGGCCTGTTCCAATGCCATAGCGTAGATCACGAGCTGGCGGCCATGCTCCAATAGGGTAGATGGGGCGAATCGTGTGCTCGTTTTCCAGTCGTAAACCGACACAGAGCCATCGGGTTCCAATTTCATTAGGTCAATATAACCTTGAATGGCGCGGGTAGGACTGACGCGGTAGATAAGTAGCTGTTCTGTTTTGAACTCGCCTCTGGGCGGGTAAAAGTTCTGGCAGAAGTGGGTCATATCCTTAATCCATTTTTCTTTGATGGAGTCATTGCCGCGAAAATCCTTAGGAAAGGTAAGGCCGAGGGTTTCACATTCATCCAGGGCATTATGTAGGGCAGGAAGAAGGTCATCACAGGTTGCTTGCTGGTGAATCAACTGTTCCAGAACATCGTGCATAGAGCCACCTAACCGTGAATAAATACCGTCGATTCCTTCTTCATGTTTGATGTAGGAGTACCACGCTTGGAGTTGGCACTGCTCAATGGTGCCTAATTTGGAAAAACTGTATACATTTACGCCGGCATCGAAAAGTTCTTGCAGGCGGGGGTCTTTGGCGCGTTCGATTATAACCACCTCACTTTCGTTTGCAGGCAGGCGACATAGGCATCGCGGCCAAGGTCGGCGGGATTTTGTTTGCTGCCTGCGGGGATAATATCGTGGTTAGAGTCCCAAACATAGCCGACCCTGGTAGTTAAAATTAAATTGTTCTGGACAAGCTTGGCGGCTTCTTCCCGGATAGCGTCTTCTTCTAATCCTTCATCGAGAGCGAGAACGATAGTTTTGGGGCGAAGAGAAAAAATCATGCTGCGCTGGGCCTGGGAAACATGGCAGCCGCAGAGACCAAGCGAGATATGGGCACCGAATGATGCGCACTGCATGGGGGCTTTTTCTGATTCAAAAAGGACCACGTTCTGGGTTTCGATGATGCGCTGGTAGTTTTGCTGCAGGGCGAACAGGGTTTTGCTGCGCGGGCAGCTGACGATGGGATACCAGCGGTCCTGATGGGGGCAGTTGGGGTCATTGGAGCGACCCATGATACCGCAGAGCTGGCCATCAAAATTGCGCTCCGGGATGGTGATACGGTTGGAAAGAAAATCATAACCAACCTGAAATTTTTCCTGCGTTACATAATCAATGCCATCGCGGAAGAACATTTGATTGTACTTGCCCAAGTATGGCTGCAAAGTTTCCTCTGGGATGGGGGGCACGGAGTAATCCTCCGGCTGATCAGGGAGGAGCTTGCGGTAGAAGCCGCCAAAGGGATAGTGAACTTTGGCCGAGAAATCATTCTGGTCGAGATCCAGAACGGTGGTGACAAAGGTTAAGCTGTCCGGGAAAGTGCAGTTCAGGCGCGACATGATGAGGGTGAAAAGATTGCCTTTGCCGTTAGTGGAAAAGCAATAAAACCGTAAAGAATCAACATCCAGAACAATGCTGGTAGGGTTGGTGCCGTCCGCCCGTGAAAAGCGGAACTGGGCTTTGGCTGAATTAAACGTAATGTTTTCATAGCCGAGGGTTTCGAGGATGGTGTAAATATCATCCGAGTGGCCGATCAGGCGCTGGGAGAGGAGTGCCGCATTCATGGGCGCACCCCCTTTAACGGCCGATGGCTACATGGTCATTGCGGATGGTACAATAGCCGACCTCTTTCCAGTTGTTCCAGCTGAGGTTTGCTTCATACAAAAATTGCTGACCGTCTTCATCGTTACGGGTTTTATCGAGAAAGGCAACGATGTACTTTTTGGTTTTATCCAGCGTGATGGGGGTGGTAAATTTTTCCCAGGTGCCATCCGGTTTGCGAGTACGGGTGTATGCGTGACAATCACATTTCTCGCCTGTATATTCATCCTGCCAGAGTTCCCGGATATAAATCATTTCGGAAAAGACCTCTTTGATTTGCTTACCGTTGGAAAGGGTGGAGGCATCGAGAAAGCGCTGGTTTTTCATGTAAAGGGCCAGCTGATAGGTACAGACGATGGAGACGTTTTCCCGGCTGGCACACTGGAAAATTTTGCGCGAGGACTGCAAGAGCTGGCGATACATTTCCATATTGCCGCCATCGTCGTCCGACTTCATGGTGTCCCACAGGAACATCTGGTAGCCGAGTTTGGAATATTTGCGAACCGACTTGATGACGCGGGAGGTATCGTTATCGAACATTTTGATGAAGCGGATGGAAGAGTATTTCTTTTGGCTGATGGCTGCCGCTTTACACAGCATTTCTTTTTGTTCATCCGTGAACTTGCCGACCTTGAGATGCTTGCGAGTCATTTTCCAGTAGCCGAGATCATTGGTGAGGATATGGATGGTGAGCAGCTGTTTGTAAGCACGGACCTGCATTTCGTTTGAAATGATGCAGCACTTGACACTGGATTCGGTTAAAGGCAGGATCATATTTTCAAACACGAAAGAGGTTTTGCCGGTGCCGGAGAAGCCGCCCAGCATGTAAAGATCACCAAGAGGGAGGCCGAGAGTGGCCCAGTTGAGGCGAGGGCAGTTTTTACCGTAATTCAGACCGACCGTTTCGCCCTTATCCAGCTCTGTGATATACGATTCATCAAAGGCGACGGATTCGACTTTCATATCGCGGGTGGAGTTCATGCTGATAGTGTTGAGCTGATAGTCGAAAAAATCGTAGACTTGGGAGTTGGACATGGAATCAAAGCGGGAGGTATCCTGGAAAGTTTTGAAAAACTGCTCACAAAGATCGGAGAGGGTGTTGAGCTTGGAGATGCGGTCAAAGTAGGCTTCGACGTTATCAACATCCACGAGGGATTTGAGCTTTTCGACTTCCGGGTAGCCGCCGTAGGCCGAGAAGACTTTGCGGGTATCGGCTTTATCCGAAAGGTAAGTATCGACCGAAATGCTATCGAAATTGCGGAAGCCGGAATCATACATGCCGCGGCCAAGCTGGTAGTAGAAGAGGGCATCTTTGGTTTTGATGGTTAAATCATTGCCGAAGTTGACCTGATCGTACTCGCCAAACAAAACTGGTTCTTTCCAGAGGCAGAAGACAAAAGAGGCTTCGTCTTGAGCGCGGGAGGTATTGATTTTATCAAGACAGGTTTGGAGTTCGATATTTAGTCACCGCCTTCCAAAAAATCTGTGATATCTTTTGGCTGAGCAGCGGAAGTGAAATCCTGCGGGGGCGGAGCCTGTTGGGGTGCAGCCTGACGGGATTCAAATTCCTGCTGAGATTTGAGGCGGCGGGCAACATCGTTGATATTGTTGGTAAGGATGGCCATGAGGTAGGATGCTTTTTGATAGTCCGAACCGAAAGAGCGGGAAGCCAGAGCGTATTCAATTTTGGACTGGCATTCCTCCATGGTGGCAAGGACAGCGGCATAGCCGTAATGCTTGAATTGCATGAGGCCGCGGGTGATGACCGTTGGGAAAACATCGCCCGGCTCATAGCCCATATAGGAGGCCATGCGGGTAACGACCTGGCGGTAATAATCAGATTCCTGCTTTTTTTGCTCATACAGCTCTTTGGTTTGGTAATAAAAACCATCCGGGGCCTTGAAATAGTCCAACGAATTGCCATAGATGCCGGTGGCGTGACAGATGACGCGGCGGCCTTTACGGACTTTGGGTGCTGCCATATTTGACACCACCTTTACGCTGCGAAGAGGTCAGCGATCTGGCGCAGGGTTGCAGCCGGGATGTTGGGGGAGGAGAACTTGGGTTCACCGGTGGCTGCCAACAGTTCCTTGGCTTTGGCCTTGATTTCATCCGAGGCGTTGGAGAAGCCATTGACGATGGTGTTGTAATATTCATCACGGTGAGATTCGTCCTGTTCGGCCTGCTTTTCGGCTTCCTCTTTTTTGCGGGCTACGGCTGCTTGTTTGGCGGCGGCTTTCTGCTCGGCCTTGGCGGCAGCGTCGATCTGCTTATCCGTAACCGGAGCAAGAGTGTGAGCACCGGCGACACCCTGCTTGAAGGCGGCGAGGAAATCCTGCGGATCAAGGGTGATCGTTTCGGGCAGGTCATTGAAGCGGGAACCGGCATCAATGGTGGAGGTGCCGCGCAGATGGATGACACGCTTTTCGTTTTTGATTTTGCCGGATGCGATATCACGCTCGATGGTGCCAACCATGACCATCTGGGCGTTATCGGCAATGGCGCTGTATGTACGGTCCTGCATGAGGTTTGTGAGCTGCTCATACTTTTCGCCGGTAAGGGGGTCCGTGCGCTCCTTAAACTTGGTATGGGACAGGATGAAGACGGCGATGCCGGCGTTGCGGATGCGGGAGAGCTGATCGTTGATGATTTTAATCAGGCGGTCAGAGCCGCGGTTGTAGCCGCCGAAGGCATCATTGATGGATTTGCAGGACTTGCCGGTTTCACGACGGGATTCCCGCATGACTTCATCGGTGGCGATATCAAAGAGGGTATCAAAAGTATCAAAGCAGACACCCTTGATGCCATAGTCAGCATTGTTTTCGATCAGATCATCGACGATCTGAACAAGGCCGCGGTGGCCGGTTTCTTCATCGTAATCATCGTCCCAGGAGAGGGCTTCTTCGACCTGGAGGTTGTCGAGGTGGTGGAAGCCGGACTCGGTGCCGCAGGAGATGAGCAGACCCTTGGAGGCATTGCCCCAGGCGGCGAGGACGAGGTTGCGCCACCAGGTTGTTTTGCCGAATTTGCGCGGGGACAGCAGCATGTAGTAGGGGTAGCTGGCAAGATCACAGCTGATCTGATTCATTTTGAACGCCATAGGTTCACGCTCCTTTTGTGTTGGTGGTTAATTAAAACAGCTCATCTTCATCCCGCGAGGTGGGGGCGGTGAAGGGCGGGGTTTCCGGCTCTTTTTTGGCGGACTTTTCCATATCGGCAACCGATTCATCCTTCGTAGGGGTGTAGATCAGGTCAACAAACTCGGAATTCTTGAGGCCGAGGTCGATCGGGCCATCCTTGAAATCATTGCGGGGCATGGGGCGCATGAGGCGAAGTTCCTGAACACGGTTGCCGTAGATGGAGCCGCGGGGACGGAAATCATTGAGGGTGGCATTGCCGGCCTTGATGGAACGCAGCTGGAAGGGAGTGAGGCAGGATTCATCGAACGGCTTTTCTTCAGCACCGTTGACAACACGGCCTTCCCACATCATGCAGAACATCGTTTTGGCTTTGGTATCCAGCTCGCCCATGCGGTACTCATAGGTGGACTTTTCACCGGGGTCATCCATGTTGTAGACGGCAGTATTGAAGATCATCTGGAGGGGCAGGTATTTATCGCCTTCGTCCTTATTGATGTAGGATTCAACATAGCCGTTGACGTAAATCTTGCCGGTTTCCTTGAGGTCGGCTTTGTCGATACAATCCTTGTTGAAGATGAAGGGAACCATGATGGCCAGCTTGGGCTTTTCGACCGGTTCGCCGTCTTTATCGAGCAGGGGTTTCCAAACGGAATCAATGTTGAAGTTGCGGCGCAGGATGCCTTTGGAATCGTAACGGAGGACCATGCGGCCATTGACGGTGATGCGGCCGGTGTAGTTCTTGAGAGCTTCAGACAGGTACTCGGCCAGGTCATAGCCGGTGATGAAGGTTTTGGTTTCATCCGAGCCAATGTTGGTGCGGTAGGTGCGGTAGGGGGCAACCTTGGAAATAACATCGGAATCAAGGCGGTCAGACCAGCGGATATCAATGGGGTTATTATCCCGGTCGTAAGTTTTGATGACATCGCCGGAACGAGAAGTATCCAGCAGGGAGACGAACTGAACGCTGCTGCCGACCTTGACACCAAAGCTGAGCTGGAGGCGGGTATCAGACATGCCGCCGTAAGTAGCCGGGGTGGAGGTAAGCAGATCATTTTTGGTGGAAGGAGTAAAATCACCAACAAAGTTGAAGGTGATGGTGTTGTTTTTTTTAGGCATAGAGGACTCCTTAATATGGCATATTTACGAAAACTTGTAATTAGAAAAGAAAAAATAAAAAGGCGGGGTTAATCAGCCGTCAAAATCAAGGTCAGAATCGTCATCGTCGTCTTTTTCATCGCTCTTGTCGTCCTCGAAGTCATAGGATTCATCGTCCTGGGAGGCGGCACAATCACCGGAGCAGTTAGAGCAATCGCCGGAACATGCTTCATCGCAGGGGAAGAAGGCATCATCGACGGTGAGATGGGGGCTAATGGCACAGACGGATTCAATGGCGTTGGCAACCGTATCGGCACAGGAATCACAGACGGTGAGGTCAAAGATATCGCCGTCATTTTCTGAACCATAGCCGAAGCGGTAGTTCATGCGCATACCGTAACTTTTGAAATCAGGAAAAATCTTTTTGCAGACATTGCAGATAAACATGTAAGAACACCCCCGTTAAGATAAGTGAAAAAATGATTGCGGTGGTTGACGAAAAAACGGGGGCGGGGAGCGCGGTAGGATGAACGTGGCGGACACCTCCTGACAAATCATTTCAAAGCGAGAAGGGCGGTATGCAGGGCGAAGAGTTCTTCCGCTGTGGAGGCCACAATGCGAACCGATGCGGAATAATCCAGGCTCATAAGGGAGAGCAGGCTTTTGGCATTGGCTTGGTTGCCGTTGCGGTCGATGACAACGACCTGGCCGCACTCTTTGGAGACCTGGTTAAGACGCTGGCACTCGGCAAAGCTGCGGATGCGAGCGGTGAATTCGTGTGCTGTGCCCATCACGCAGCATCCTGTTTGGTGTTTTTGTGGGCGATGAAGCCGGGGATGGGTTCACCCATAGCTTTGCAGGCGGCGACACACTTGCCGATCCATTCATTGAAGGGGTCGTGATCGAAAGGCTTGGCGAAACCTTTGGAAGCGGATTTACCGTCAAAGCTGGAGGTATAAATAGCACAGCATACGGTATTGCCGGAACGCTGGAAGATCATATCGCCGCCATGTTCCGTGACGCGGGAGGACAGTTCAACAACCTTTTTGCGGGCTGCTGCGATTTCATCATCAGTCCAGGTGATGGAGGCGGGATCATTGGTGGCCTTGGTGATAGCGGCATAGGACTTGAAAGCCAGCTCGACAGCTTTGTGAACGATACGGTGAGCTTCGGCCTTATCGTCCAGGGAGACTTCGATCTCGATGGTGACGGTATCCGGCTCTTCGTCATCGTCTTCCGGGACGGGCTTGGTGGATTCGACCAGCTTGATTTCATCTTCCCACAAAACAAAACCGGAACGCTTGCCGCTTTTGCCCTGGTAAGAATAGGCATAAACAGTTTTGCCGTCGGAACGGGTGCGAGGTTTGGATTCGGCTTCAATGATGGTATAGGTATCGCCGGGCTTGACACCACGGATATCTTTATCCAAGCCAAAAGCCTTGTACAGATCACCAAAAATTTCGCTGTCCTTGACATCATCGGGGATGGGGGCAACATAAGGTTTGATGACGGTGACACGATCACCAAGACGGAACTTAGGTTTCATAATTCATTCTCCTTTGAAGATGGTAAAATTATTAAGATCAACAGCGCCGGAGCCAAATGGTGGTTCCGAAAACACTTTTGAACCGATAGGAGGGGTAAGGCGGTTCTGCCCGGACAAGGGAGCTATCTGCATACCACCGATTCGACCACAAACCGTACAGTAACGGAGCGGATAATAAAGCAATGTTGTTTTGCCGGTAATTTGATTGGTATAGCAATGAACATACCAGGCTTCTGTGTAAATGTGCTTATGCCGGGAGCGAGGACGACCGGTGGATTTGCCAGGTTTGCGGTGAGGTGTAGGTTCATCAAATTCAGATTCCATGACGGTGGTTGGGGTGATTGTGTGCGGGTTAGGTTTGGAAGTGTTCATGATCTAGTCCTCCTTATCATGGAGATGAGCGCGGACACCGATGGCGGCATCAACAAGGAAGCCGGCAGCAAAAGCAAGCAGGACAAGAAACAATAAGGTACCGGAATTAAGAATGACCATAAGAACACCTCCAAATGTGGAACATGATTTAATTGGTGGTATCGACAATAATGGGGGCATCAGAACCGGCCTGGACAGTGGGAAGCTGACCGTTCCATTTTTCATACATCTGCTGCTGGATCAGTTCCGGGGTGAGGGACTGGGAGATCAGACGGTTGGCATCGGCCTGAGCCTGGGCTTCGATCAGTTTGGCTTCGGCGTTGATCTGAGCGGTTTCTTTTTCCTGGTTGGCTTTCGTGATAGCGACTTCTTTTTCTTTTTCGGCATTGACATTGGCGGTCTGCTGCTCGATCTTTGCCAGCTCCAGATCCTGCTGAGCGTTGACCTTTTTCTGGACAGCAGCACGGGTTTCGTCATCGGGGTCGATATTGATCAGAGAAACGGATTCAATGATGATACCGTAAGGCTCGAACTTATCCTTGAGGTAGGCGGTGAGTTCCGAGTTGAGGGAAGCACGCTGGTCGCCAAGCAGATCAATGACAGAATACTTGGCCGTAACCTCTTTGGTCCAGGACATGATGTTGGGCTTGATAAAAACCTCTTTGACGTCTTTACCGGACTGACCCTTGAAACGGGTGAAGGTATCGGCGACCTGATCGGGATCAAAACGATAGGTAAAAGTTAAATCGACCGTGAGACCTTTGCCATCATTGGACGGGACTTCGAAGGATTCATCGCCTTTGGAATCACCGTCCGAACCGGAAGTGAGGTAAGACTGTTCGATGCCGATGGTGTAGGTAGTAACTTTTTGGGTGGGCTTGACAAGATGGAAGCCCTGAGTAAGGGTGGTTTCCGCCACGCCGCCGTTCATGTTGTAAATAACACCAACGTAACCAGCGGGAATGCGGACAGTACAGAACAGGGCGATAACGATACAGAAAATGATGACAAAGGCAGAGATAACTGCGCCAACGGTTTTGTTCATTGAAAAAAACTCCTTATTTTTTGTTGGTGAACTGACGGAAGAAATTGAGAATTTTGGAACCAAATTCATCATAGTGCGGGGAAAGCCAAGCCCAAAAAAGGATGGCTGCGAGGATTATGAGAAGGACAAATGCGGCTGGAATGGAAACACCCCCTTTGAAAAGAGTAAAAAATAGAAAGCCCCGCAGAAAATGCGCTGCGATGCTTTATGGCTTTTTTGCTGAATAAGAGTTCAGTGAATGAAAATTCAGTGAATGAGGATTCAGTGAAGGAAGATTCAGGGAATGTTAATTTTGTGGTAGTGGCCGGAAAACGTATCGGTATCGGGGATAAAAACTTCATGCCGATAATCTGTAGGATAGTTGGCTTTGAGCCAGGCGCGTTTTTCTTCGATCTGCGACCAAATGGAAGTGCAATCATACAAAGAATACTGCTCTGCAAAGCGGAGAAAACGTGGGATAATATCGCCGGAAATAACTTCATCATAAAGCTTGGAATCAGGGGATGAGAGGTAAATATCTAATAAAGGACAAGACGAGATGGGGTGCTGATAAGAGATGTAAAGGAAATCGTCCTTAAACATGTGATTGGTGTGATAACAGGGCTGGTACCAAAGACCTTTAATGGAATTAGTACGGAGATAACCCCTGGTGCCATAGTAAGTGCCGGAAAGAAACCAGCCGGGAAGATCTCGATAGGTTAGTTTGGTAGGATATTTGCCCTGAGAGAAAAGGGTTTTGGATTCAGGGTCTTGCCAGTGCTGAAGACCGATGCGGCGGGTGGTATAAAGGTTGGCAGGAGTGGGACGGGATTTCATTTTGACAGCTCTCCTTAAACGGAAAATATAAGGAGTATCATTGGAAGCGCCGTTTAACAAATATGTATAAGCATTTAGAGCAACCGGGTCTACACCCCTAGACCGGTTTATAGCGTCAATTTGGCGAGCAATTTCATCCCAAGCTTCTCTCCAAGCTTCTCTATAACCCGGACCAGGACAATACGGGAGATTACGTTCAGCGGTATGATATTCGCCCGTTGAAATTGCTGGTGCGTGGTTTGGCATTCGTGTTCACATCCTTTATATATAAAATCAAATTAGTATCAAAAAGGTACCCAGCCAGCTAAGTATGCGATGAGTCGTTTTCTGGGACAATTTCTTGCTTCTGGATATAACCAGAAGTGTGCGCTTGGCACGTTTGCCTGATAAAATCAGTAGAAAGAGAGGTAAGCTGCTGCTGAGTATAGAGCAAGAGAGAGCACCTCCTGAATAGAATCAAAAAAAATAAAATCCCGGCAAACGACAAGTTCGAGCCGCAGCGAGAAAACTGTAGGTTGACATCATCGTAGAAAATTTAATCTTCCGAGTATGACCGGGAAGCGGTATGCAAGGCAGGCCGCAAAGGCGGTGCCTGTAGGTACCAGGGACTTTGCCGGGAATATGAAACGCCGGGAGAGGCGAAACACCAAAGAAAAAAAATCATCCCACTGCGGTTGAATTGATTGGCTAGAATCAATGAACCCAGCCGACTTGGATAAGCGCTCGGATATGACCGGAGTGCGGTGCTGGAGCACGGTTGACCAGCGGGATGATTGGGTGGCAGGTTGGTTCTTGATCGGTGCTGCCATACCGAACGGTGGTTTTTATGTTATCACCGATAAACCATCAAAAAACGGTTTCAATCCCTTACGGCAAGTCCGTAAGGCTGGTACTCCCACCCTGACTTGAACAGGGATTGCGCACTAATCTGGTGCTAGGCGGGCTATAAGGCCGCTTCTCTGCCATTGAGATATGGGAGCATACTAAGGGGCTTCCCAGTGGAGCTTTCACACCACTTGAGCATTTTTCATTTCTGACTGAGGGATACCCCTACCCTCTCAGATCATCCGGGAGCGACCCGGCCACTGGCGGAGCAAGTGGGATTCGAACCCACGCGGCGGGATAAACCACCCTACGTCCTTAGCAGGGACGCCTCTTATACCAGCTTGAGTATTGCTCCGTGTGAAAGGGCATCCCACCCTTGAGGTACCAGTGACGTGCTTAGCCGTCTCGCCATATGTCGATAGGTACTTACCGCTGCTTACCACTCGCCGCAGCCCGGAGGACTTTCCCATCTTGCCACCAGTTGGAAAGGTGTTTGGAAGCCAACTGGAAGTTCCGCCGACGGTTTCATGCCGGGTGCTGCGTGTTAAGACTGCCGTAAAGACGGCTTTGAACCCGGCAAGGTGGACTGTTACCTGCCCGAAGGTGCAAACGGAATAGTTTTGAGGCAGTGTGCCGCTGCTCTGCCATTGCTTTAGCATCTGGGGGTTAGACCAGAATAAAGCGTCCAGCGAGTTTATTTCACCCACTGATTTGACGAAGAGATAGCCCTCCGCGTACCCCAGACTTGACCGGCGCTGGGAACCATGACGCCCCGGTGTGAACCGGAACGGTGGAGCCAGGTGGGGGAGTCAGACCCACAACCTGCCGCTTACAAAACGGCTGCTCTGCCATTGAGCTAACCTGGCATAGTAACAGAATAAATTCATGATGGAGACGACACCCCGAAATATGGTACATATATTTGTACTGGTGACGGGTACATGGATTCAAATTCAAACACCTGGATATGACCGAGGTGTGGAGCCGTTTGCTACCCGGTGCGGCCGCAGGTTGGCCGTGCCGGTGTGACGGGACTTGACGGTGTGAAACCAAAAATGAAGTTATTCTGTTATGGAGAGGTGTACCGGAGTTGAACCGGCGCTGCCTGCTTGGAAGGCAGGAGTACGAACCGTTATACGAACACCCCAGATTAGCGCCCGGTTGGGATTGAACCAACAATCTTTCGATTACAAGTCAGGCGCTTGACCGCTTTAAGTTGCGGATGCTGAGATTCCTGCCGGGATTGAACCGGTGAAGCAGCCGACCTGCCGGGAATCATACCAGGGCGGATTGTTTTAACGTGCTACCGCCTTCGCACGTTGCCCATGTACCAGCCTTGAGGACAGCGAGGTGCCGACACAGCCATGCACATGACCTTGCGCCAAGGATTTAATAGAGCCTTGAGCCTTGGGGGTTGAGGAATAAACTTTGATGAAAAAATAAGGTTTGAAATTTGAGCGTTGAGGTTTAAGCGTTAAGCATTAAACTTTCCGGGCAGAACATTCATTCTAACGGGCTGGGCATACAAAAAAAATGCAGCCGCGAGGAATGAACCAATATTTTTATCATAATTCTAATGATCGTGGAACAGGTGTTTATAGTTTTAACTTTGTCATTATTCCACAGCGGACAAAGCGGCTTGTGGTTTGACGCTTTCGGTACACAGGCAAATGGTATCAAAACAGCTTAGTAGCTGAATGTGATCTGGGTAACGGCGTTGGAAACAGAGAGGGCAGAATCAATTTCGTTGTTGAAGGAATCGATCTGGGTCTGCAGGTCCTCAATGATTTGAGTACAGCCTTTGGTGAGGCCATCGACCAGCTCCATGGAGTTCTGTTCAAGATAGGTGTTGCGGATCTTGGCGACAGTTTCAGGATCGGCATCCTTGGTTTTGGAATCGCCGCCGCAGATCGATTTGACCATATCATCGGCCTTGGCTTCCACACGGAGATTGGCGGAAGTGATCTGAGATGTTTCGTTTGAATACTGGGCCTGAATATGACTGCGCAGGTAGTCCAGGTATTCCATGCCGTGCTGCTTGAGAGAGATGGCTTCGGCCACGGTATAAGTTTTATTGTTGACTGAAATTTCTGTGACCGCGTTGGACTTGGAGACAGCGGCCTTGATGGCGTTGCGGCGATTGATGAGATCCATAGCGGAATCATAACTGGCCTGAGCGGATGTTTTGAATTCATCCACCGTGATTGCACCGAGCTTGGTAGCTTTGGCTTTGGCGGCGACACAGAACTTGGCGGAATCGATCTTTTTGATGATCCGGGAATCAATAGTTTTGAGTTCCACCAGAGCGCGGTGAATGGACATGGATTCGGTAGTCATGGGAAAAACCTCCTGAAAATAGTGTTTGCGAAAACTTGTATTATAGCGCCCGTAAAAATGTGGGACGACGATGCCCCACGATGAGAAAAAATTATTTTAAGTTGAGCTGCTTGTAAGATAGCCACTTTTTGTAAGAGTAAACGAAATCATTGCTATAAACGCCCCAGAGTTTTTCTGACAGCTGTTGTGTTTTGAAGAGCCGCAGGAACCGGCCGGATTTATAACAAGAGCTGACGAGAACTTTTTTGTTTTTGAAGGGATTGTTCACCGGAAGCTGTTCTTGGCGCTGAGAATAGACACGGTTGATGTTATTGACGATATAAAAACCGCTGGCGTCCGGGTCCGGCGTTTCGGCCTTGTTGGCGCCTTTTACACCGCGGATCACATAATCATCGCGGCCAAAAAACGATACTTCACGCATACCGGTACGATTGGGCACCAGGATACCTTGCGCAAGCATGGCTTTTTCAAGGTTGATACAGCAGAAAGAGGAAGAAATCACAATATCCTGCGGGAGGTGATTTTGTTCGGTGGCGTAAATTACCATACGGGTAAGATCGACATCCGCTTTTTTGATAAGAGCAATGTTTTTGACCTCCACACCGCACCAGGCAAGGGTATAGATTGCACGGGGCATACAGTCCAGATCACTGTTATTAAAGATAGCTTCCAGCAGAGATTCGAATTCTTCATCAGAAAAGAGCATCTGCTGAGAATAGGAATCAAGGGACTGCTGCAGAGTGGGTTTGCTGGGATTGGAAACGGTAGTGAGGGATGGCTTGGACGAAATTTGAGAATTGTCCTCATTATCAGCCAGTGACATCTGAAGAAACTGACGGAACGGATGACCTGTTGACTGATCCAGCGTGATAACGTTTTGAAGAGCCAGGTAATCCAGGTAACAGGAGAGAAGGACCAGCTTGTTGCGGTTGATAACTGCACTTGCCGAGTTGCCAATGATTGCCTGCTTATAAAACGATGCGTACTGCTGATAGGAAAAGGATTCAAACCGGGTGCCGTACTGATGCTCATACGTTTCGAGCGTGTAGGAAAGCCGGGGAATGATTTTTTGGATATACTGCGGAACGGTTTTGCCGTGATTGACCGTAATATAAGCATTGGTAATATCAGAGATAAGTTGCTGATAACGATCAATACGAACAGAATCATTGTTATACCGATCGATAATAGTTTTGCCCATACAGATCCTGCCTTTCTAGTTATTTATAGTATAACGTATGTAGACAGGAAATGCAAAGAAAAACTATGCAACCGGTGTTGGGCGCGGTTCCGGGATGACCCAGCGGGTAAGGAATGGGTTCTGAGTAAGGAAAGCTTTTTTGGCCTGCTGCCAGTTTTCATCTGAGAAGCGGGCAATCGGTTCACCAAGCTGAGAGTTCAGAAGAGTATCCCGCGCTTCGACCACGAGGGTAGAATCCCGCGTAAGGCCGCGGATGGAACCGGCTGGGTAATCAACATGCGTTGGACTGGCACTTGCAAAGCGCTTGGTGGTGAAGGGAATAACATCGCATTGGCCGCTGAATTTGTTATAAATATCATTGCTGACGACCAGATAGGGATGAATGCCAACGTACTTGTGCGTACCGAGCAGGGCGTGGTCTTGCGGGGTGCAGCCCAGCCGGATTTCGCCAAACTTGGGAACCGATGTACTGGGTTTGAACATAGCGGGGAAACCTCCTTTACTTATTTATTGCTTACCTTGTGATATTATCATACCACGTTACTTACAAGAAGTCAACAGTAAAATTCAAGATTTTTGAAAAATATTTACGGAATAATTTACACCATCCAGAACGAAATCATAGGTGGTGTAGGAGTAGGTATAACGGCCAAAAGGGATTTCATTGCCGGGGGTGCTGGGGGTGACGGCGGCCTGAATGTTGAGAGCCTGCAGGACGATGGTGCTGGTTTTGCTTTGGAAGCGAAGCAGCGGGACGCCGGTGGAGGCGGACATGAAGCGGATTTGATCCGGCTTGAAGGTAGAAAGGGAGGACATTGCCGGGGTGTAGAGGTGGACATTGATGTAGGCTGCGTTCCGGCAGGCGGTGGCAAGCTGGGCAAGGGTGATAGTTTGTGTATTCATGGCTCCTCCTTATTAGTTGACGTCCGAAAAGATGGACTGGAAAATGGTGGGAATTTAATCCCAATAGTTGTAATTGACAACCATTTGTTGTATAATGCGAGTATAGCACAAAGGAATTCAAAATACTAGAACTGAAACCTGTACCAACATTGAAAAGAGGACACGAAAATATGGAGATTGGGCAAATTATACGAGAGTGGCGCAAGGCAAACGGGATGAGCCAACGGGAACTGGCAGAGCGGCTGCGATGCGGAACCCACACTGTGATGGGGTGGGAGAACGGAATCAACTACCCAGGGTTTTGGGCGCTGGGTGTGTTGGCGGACGAGATGCACTGCACGGTAGACTACTTGATGGGGAGGGAAAATCATTCTGCAGCGGCCTGCAAAGAATCCACGATGGAATCAATGGCATCGGAGGCTTCGGAACAGAGATCAACAGCGGACTGAAGTTCATCCATGGCATCTTGCATGGCGGTGCCGCGGTCGGAATCCTGCATAGACTCCGGCATATTATCGAAGGCTTCTTCCTCAAGATCGTGCAGGTCCTGAACCTGAGAGAAAAGATCGTTCTGGATGGTGGAGGAGAGATCCTCGAAAGCCTTGATAAGACCGCGAATTCTGGAGCGGCGTTCTTTATTCATAGCAATTACCTACCTTATTATATAGTAGTTAGAATGAGTGGGTTATGGATTCGGTTACGGTATGGATAATGGCGGGGCTGCAGGACCAGGCAAAGTGGGGCTGGCGGCCGGCAGAAGTGGCGACGGCAGTGACAAGATCCATAGCAGCAAGGACGGCTTTTTGGCGGATGATGTTACGGTCGTGATCTTGAAAAAGATAGCGGCGAACGAAAACATTTTGGATCTCTGAATTGGCCACGGCGATATAGACAGTGCCGGCAGGCTGAGATTCTGCATGAGGACCTGCAATGCCGGTGATACCAACGCCAAGCTCTGCGCCGGATTTTTGAGCTGCGCCGATTGCCATTTGGGCGGCGACAGGACCGGAATAAACAGTATAATTCTTGATGGTATCCGGTTTGACAGAGACAAGGTTCGTTTTGGCAGCGGCAGAGTAAGTGACAAAACCGTACTCCATAACACTGGATGCGCCGGGGATGCTGGCGAGAGAGGAAGAGAAGAGGCCGGCGGTGCAGCTTTCGGCAGCAGAGATGTGAAGAGATTTGGATTTGAGCAGCTCAACAAGCTGTTGGGAGGACTGAGGGATAGAATTCATGATAAGGCTCCTTTGAATGGGAGGATGTACGCCAGGGTTTTGCGACCCTGGTTTTTATTTTTTTTAATAGGACAGAACGAAGAACAGCCAGGTAAGAAAGATTTGACCGGTATGAAGGAGCTGGTCGGTGGTAAGAGAGATAGAACCTTCGTTTGCTTTTTGGTGGTCGATAATAGCATGAAAACCGGTATTGATAAGAATGGCGGAACAGGAATAGGCGATTGCATGGGGATTATAGGGGAAGAACAGAGAATAAACCAGAAGCGGGATCGTAATGCAGGTTGACCACATGAAGGAATGTTCGATGAGGGCGGTAATGTAATCAACAGGATAGTGTTCCTGAACGAATGCCTTGGAGTATTTGAGGTCCCACCACAAACGCTGCTTAAAATCGGCGAGGATGCCCTGGAGATTGTAATCAGCAATGAGGTGGGAGAAGAACATAAGGAGGAGGAGAAGAAATTTGATGGGCATAATGATTCACCTGCCTTAATCTTACATGGTGTAGAGTTTGACAGCGATATCAAGAACTACAAGGACAAAGCAGATACCGATAAAAATCAGGGTACCTTTATCATTATTCTTTTTCATGTTAGTGCTCCTTTCGATTTTTCATGGCTTCCTGAGCCTGAGCGTAAGTGAGGGTTTTGCCTTCGTGGCCAGGGAGAGGTTGAGATTCCCAGGTACCGGGGACGCGGTATTGTTCAAGAGAACGACGATTGAGTTGTTCGATAGAATAACCGGAAACATTGGCAGCGTATTCATGATTGACCTGGATGCCCATATCTTCACAGTCGTGGCAAATCATAATATAGATTGCCTCGGACCAGGAACAGTGGCGTTCTTGCTGGACCTGGAAAGCGTATTCGCCACGCAGGTTGTGGCCATTTTCAGCAATGGCAAGCCAGGAATCTTGGACTTCCTGTTGTTTGCGGGCACACATGGGAAGACCTTCGTTGGGGTCGGATTCAGGAAGAACTTTAAGGGCAACTTTGGCAATACCATATGAGAAGGCATATACAGCGGCGAACATAAGAGTTGCGATAAGGATAGCGGCAAGTAAAGTTAAAAGAATCATGTTGCTACCTCCTTGGATTTTGAAAATTGAAATTTATTTGGAACGAAGACGGCAGCGCATGACCTGGATGGACTGGACGCTGCGCTGAAGACGGGCAGAAAGCTGACGGTCGGGGATGGAGTGGACGAGGATAAGATTCATTTCCTCGGTAGTCCATCCACGCTTGGGATAGCCGGCCGTTTGCCGATAGTTGTTGCGGCGATAATAATTGCGGGCAAGAGGATCAAGACGGGAAGACATGAGGGGAGTGGGTCAGCTCCTTGTTGGATTTATTGGGTGAAATCATGGGCGGACTGGGCAAGGGGCAGGCAGTGGGTACGCAAAATCTGCCAGAGTTTGCAATCCGGTTTTGTGCGGGAGAGGAGTTGCAGGGCACGGTCCCTGGACATATCGCGGTGGGCAAGAGGGCAGTTTTGAGCCAGAAAGTTGCGATGGGATTCATTGTTGGTGAAAAGAAGCTCGGCACCGGGGTGAGTTTCCGTTAAGTAGAAGTAGGGACCGGTAACTTGCAGGCGGATGCCAATGGACGGAGCACAGTAGAGATCGAGAGGAGAATCATCCTTTGCTGAGGTGTAGCCTTTGCCGAAATAAGAGAGCCAGCGGTGGACGTTGGGACCCCAGGGGCATACGGTGGGCGGCGGCATGAAATCATTGCCTTCCCAAACGTTTGGGGTAAAAGTTTCATCATAGGGGTAAGGACAATCCTGTTCCGGGGTGAGAGGCGGGGTGTAGATTAGAGGCGGATAGGCGGGCTGGGTGGTGCAGATAGCTTCCGGCGGAACGGATGCACCTTGGGGCAGAGGAGTGAAATCACAAGCTTCGGTTGGATAGGAATAGCCGGACGAAGAATGAATGTTTTTGGTTTTGACCTGGCGATAGACGGTGCGAAGTTTACCATCCTGATAGAGGTTGCCGAAGATAAAATCGTTCTGGCTGACAAAGTAAAGAATGCTGCGATCGCCATTGAAACAGAAAACAGCGGCGGCAGTTTGGTCGGCCAGGTTGGGACGGGGGATATCCGGGGCGGCGTGATCAAAATAATCCTGGAAGCTTGTCCAATTTTTGAAGTAGAACGGGCAGTTGGGATTGGGAGCAAAATCAGAACAGATGCCCTGATAGGAACCGCGATGAAGATGGGCGCAATCCGAAACAAGATTGACAGTGATGTTATTGGCACGCTTACATTTGATGCCATGATAAGCGCAGTGACGGCAGCGAAGCTCTTCATCGTAAAGCGGATTTGTGGCGGACATGGGGCAACCCCCCTTTTTTTAGACGGCGTAGTGGATATCGCGGGAGCGGGTGCGACGGAAGGCGAGAGCGGCGGGAGTGGTGGATTTGATCTGGGCGATGGCATCATAGCAAGCCTTTTCATCCGGGTCAGAGAGTTCATCATCGGAGATGTGGCGGTATTCAAATGTGAGATCCTTGCCTTCAACAAAGGGAGTGCCGGAGGTTTTATCGAACTGAACGGAATCATTATTGTAGGTGACTTCGAAGATAAAATCGTCGTTTTTGTTATAGAAGCGAACGTAGTCTTCCGAGGAGGGGTCGAAGAGATCACAGCGGACATTGCTGGCGGTATAGACAACGCCGTTTGCGAATTTCATGGTAACGTTATAGTGCTCAGCGTTGAGATTGACAATGTTCAGATCCTTGATGGCTTCCGTGAAAGGCAGGCCGGTGTTGAGTTCAAAGGCGATGGAACGCAGGCAGTCATAATTGAGGTCAACGCGACCGGCAAAACCGATGACAGCATCGATCTGGTCATAATATTCCGGCTTGAGCTTATCCTGCATGTAGGTGCGGATTTCATCGGCGGTGGGGTAATCGAAGCGGAAGTGGTAATGGAAGCGGCCGGGGCGGTTGACGAGGAAATCATTGAGGTTTTTGAGATCATTGCAGGTGACGACGAAGAGGCGTTTGCCGTTGGAGGTGCCATCGAACAGAGAGAGCATGGTGGACTGAGGATCGGTTTTATCATCATCGGAGGGATGGGCGAAGGTTTTATCGAATTCATCAAAGAGGATCATGACTTCCTGGTCAATGGATTCGAGGTAGGAGGCGATGCCGGGGATGGCTTCATCGACAATGAGGACGGGCAAGCCAGCAGAGATGGCGCGGGTGGAGAGCAGGCGGGCGAACATGGACTTGCCGATACCTTTTGCGCCGCTGAGGATAACGCCAAGAGAACGCGGGAAAGCGTTGTAAGATGCCATGACTTTTGCGACCTTGGATTCATGCGGGCCATAGACAGTTTCATTGACCTGCATATTGGGGCGGGATTCCAGATAGAAGCCGCTGAGCTTGGAGAAGCGGACGCAGTAGGTGGCGGCGGGCAGGGAATCAAAGGTGCGAAGGGAATCATCGTAGATCTGGTATTTGATGCCGGTGTTGACGATTTTCATAAATATGTAACTCCTTTTAATTTTGTTATAGGACAATGTTAAAAATAAAACAAGGTGGTGGAAAATATTACAAAAATGGGAAGTGGTACGGTTATCAGTCCGGGGCTTTGAGATTATGGGGGTTATAGGGGGTGTAAGTGATCTCGATTTTGCCGGGGCAGGTACAGGTTTTTCCATTGACAAAATACTGACGCCAGTAGTCATCGTCACATTCGCCTTTGGAGGTAATACGGAAGGTGAGGGAAGGGAAGGAGCGGGAGAGGGCGATCATATCATTGGCGACATCGAACGGACATTCGTTTTCGGAGCCGAAGGTGAGGATATCGTTCTCGTCATCATAAAAATAGGCGGAAGGATCGAAGGGTCTGAGGCAAGGGGAAGCATCAGCGTAAAGGGTTTGGAGTTCATGCTGGATGGCACGACGGGTGGGTTCCGGGATGAGAGTGGGGTCGTCATCGCGGAAGATATCGAGGGTATGGCGGGTAAAGTAGGACATAGAATCATCTCCTTAATTTAAGATGCGGCAGCGGAATCGGTAAGGGATTTGAACATCGTTTTGGGAAGGCCGGGGGTAGATTCCTGGCGGGAAATCCACTGGCGCTGGTAGGAGACAGCACGGGGATAATCAGCAGCAGGGGAAACAAGTTTTGGGGTTTCGATGTTTTCAAAGACACATTCCGCGATGATCTGCAGGATTTCCGGCAAGGTGGTATCAGAACCATAGGCGGAGACAAGACCGCGCAAAGAACAGTAATAAGGCTCAACGGCCTGTTCCAGCTGGCGGATGGTGTAGGCAGAGAGGTCGATCGTTTCGGCGGCAACGGCATAATAATTGCGGTTAGGAGAAGCCGATTTGGAGTGAAAAGGAACGATGTCGGTGAACTGATATGTAGTGGGAGAGAGCGCACGGCAGAACTGGCGGGTGTCCGGGTCAGTTTGGAAAAATTGTTTCATGGGGGTGGTCCTTTCAGGGGGTGGTGAGAGGCTGAATGAGGGAATCAAAAGAGATTGAGGAAATGGGAATGGACTGTGGGGAGGAAGAATAACCGACAAGAGCACAGATAGGGAAGTAAAAAGGGACACCATAAAAAGAATACGATCGTTTATCAAATGTATCGTAAGCCCTTACTACACTGTAAGAGTGGCCGCAGTATTGTTTCATACCCCGCAAAATGGTGAGATACGGAGTTTTAATTCCACCACTTTCATTCAAACCGTATTCTTCTACCATGTCATCCCATGTACGGATGGTGACGATATCACCGGGTTGAGGATCGAAATTCATAGAGCGGCTCCTTTCAGAAGGTCATCAAAGGTGAGAGAGGATTCAAAGACGGGCAACACAAGAGAACAGACAGGAAAATCATAGCTTACATCCGCAAAAGAGCCCCAGGAGCCAACAGCGGTAGTGGTTGCTCTTTCAACAGTGTAGAAATGACCGCAATATTGTTTCATATTTTGAAAGATGGTGGCAGGAAGCGTTGGGATATCCCCATAGAAATCAGTGCCAAACTCTTTTACCATATCATCCCAGGGGCGGACATAACAAAATCACCGACTTTAGGAAAATACGAACTCATTATGTGGCTCCTTTCATAAGATCATCGAAGGAAATGGTAGAAGCAGGAACAGGTGAGGCAAAAACGAACATATCTTCCGTAAAAGGGAGCCAGCTGCCGTCTAATCCATAAATCCAATATTTATCGTTAATGGATGGCCGGACATATTCAACTTTGAAAGAGCGACCGCAAAACTGTTTCATATTATCGTCAAAGGTTAAATAAGGGAGTTTAATCCCTCGTTTAACCAGGCTGCCATATTGAGAGAGCATATCATCCCAGGCGCGGATTGTGACCGTATCGCCAGGCTGAAATTTGCAAGGGTAAAACGGCATAGGTTAAGCACCACCTTGAAGTAAATCATCGAAGGAAACGGAAGGGGGAGGAGTAGGCACGGGGGAGGATTCAATAAGAGATTGGTAGGCGGCATAAATTTTTGAAGCGTAACACATGTCTCCATCCTGGGTGGTGAACTGAAATAAATTTTGATTGCAAACACCCGTGGCAGTGACGATTTGAGGGGAATCAAAATCACCGCGGGAAACAGCAGTAACGTCAGAAACAGGACAGAAAATGGAACGCCTCCATGATAAGTTCATACGGTAAGCAATGAATTGTTTGCGCGGATCAGAGCTTTGGCGAAAATCATCATAGAGAGCTTTACATTGAGCGAAGGAGGGGAAGAGAATTTTTTGGTTAGGAAGGATGGTGGGGTAAAAAAGATTGGTTGTTTCGGGAAGAATCAAAAGAAGTCACCACCTTGGAGAAGAGAATCAAAGGAGAGAGAAGAGGGCGGAACAGATTGGGGTTTGGATTGTTCAAACATGGGAGCACTGTAATTATAGCCGTTGCCGGAGAGCGAATAGAAGGGGAAGCCATATTCCCTTTCTTCGATTCTTGCAATGGTAAACGTTTTACCGCAATACCGTTTCATTTCTTTGGTAAAACTTTCCGGCACGACGATGGAACCAAATTTGTTCAAACCAAATTCGGATTCCATATCATCCCATTGACGGATGGTAACTTCATCTCCGACGTTGTAGGTAGGGTAATCGGCAGGGTTAAGAGGTTTCATTGAGGGAGTTCACCTCCGGCAAGGAGTTGGTCAAAAGAGATAACGGGAGGAATGACGGAAGAGGATTCGTTAAGAGGGGCGAGCATGGCGGGTGAGAGGTGCCAGTGGCGGGATCCATTAGAAAGAGAGAGAAAAGGATCATCGAACTGGAACATAGCGGGAAAAAGATAATCTTTATCTCTGTCATAAGGGGAAGGTTCGTTTACGATGGTGAGAGTGGCACCGCAGAGGTATTTCATTTTCTTATTAAAGAATGTGTGGTCCGGCAAGTAAATACCATCGATACCATCATGACATTTGATGGAACTGAGTTCATCCCAGGATAGGATGCGGACGTGTTGGCCGAGGTAGAGGTCTTGGAATGTCATAGGGAAATCACCTCATTGAACAGTATGAGCGCCATAACAAGCAGCGTCAGGGATGATAGGATTCGGTTTAGGGGTGGGGCTGCCGGATTTGGACTGGGGTTTGGGTGCCCAGGAATGGGGCTGGCCATCCAGGATTTGCATTTCCTTGGCGATGGAAGCGATAACGAAATCAAGAGAGATGGCCTGACCGGTAGTCTGGCGGCCCCAGTAGGACTTGCCCCAGCAATCAAGAACGACTTCACCACGGGCTTTGAGCTTTTCACCGAACCAGTTGGAGACTGCCCACCATTCAAAGATTTCGGGCGGGGTGGTATCGAGGTCATCGTATTCATCGTCGCTGTAGACAGCACCGCAACACTGGCAGACATGAACAGTTTCGGACTCGCAGCAGGCACGGGCTTGGGCGAGAGTGGGATAGGTGAGGCCGCAGACGGGGCAGATATAGGGGTCCACAGGTTCCGGGACGTCAGAATCATAATCCGGGTTTTGGAATTTGGAATCATCGAGGTTCGGGACATCAACTTCATCAAAGTAGGTGGAAGAACCGCACTCGGAGCAGGTTTGGGGGGAGGCATCACAGATAGCGGATTCGTAATCAGATTCATCGAAAGGAGGAGCTTCCGGGATGCTGGCGTCATAAGCGAGGGCGGAGAGGATAAAATCCATTTCCAGGTTCATATTGCAGAAGACTTCACGGTCGATGAGCTGGTCGAGAATTTTTTGGTTGGGGGTGGAATCGGAAGAATATTCGTGACCGTTGACGGTGTAAAGCATGGGATCAACTTCCTTTTTTTGTATGTAAGTCAGGGTTCGAAATCGGGGTGGTCGAGGGCGGTGGCGTTGGAGAAGAAGACATCAACCATATCCTGATCGGATTCGATGTTATAGCAGCCGCCGCAGGAATCGTTTTCTTCCCATTCATTGGAATTGGGGTTATATTGATAGAGGGTGAGAAATTTTGCTTCGCCGTTGAGGTACTGCTGATAGAGTTCAAGCTCGCTCTTGATCACGTCCTCCGCACGGGAGCGCCAGTCCGGGGTGGAGTAGCCGAGGTCAGCTACGTCCTGGCGGGTGCAGACGGCGAAACCGGCAAGGCCGGAATCAAAATCATCATGGAATGGGGTGGTGGAGAGAGCGATGGCGGAGTGAATGTAGGCATAGATAGGGAGTTTGACGTATTCAGGTTCAATGCCGGCTTTGACATCAGGGACAAAAGCGCTGACAGGTTTATCACCGGAGAAATAACGGTTGGAGGCGATATAGAATGTGGAGTAGCAATCCCAATCCGTGCGGGGGTTGGGAGGGAAGAGATCGGGGTCTTCGGAGATAAAATAAAGATCATTGCCGAACTTGGCGTAGGTGCCGGTGAGGGTTTGTTCGGTTTGAACGGGGATGGTGAGGGTGGACATATTTCAAGCCTCCTTCTTGGATGCGGATTCAACTTCCGGCTTGGATGCGGCGTTAATATAAGTGTTGACGGCGGCATTGAAGCGATCAAACAGGACGCCGCTGTACATGACAAGGGTTTTGAGCTGCTGGGCGGTGCGGTGATAGCGGTTACGGAACTGGATGTGAGCTTCGTTCCAATCGGTGTTCATGGTTTTATAGACGTTGCGGTAGGTGACGGAGAAGTTGCAGGAGGTATCATAGTAGATAGCAGCGGCCTTGGCGATGGCGGCATTGATGGCGGCTGCACGTTCATCCAAAAGGGACTGAGAAGGGGCGGGCTTGGGCTGCTTTGCGGATTCATCCGGCAGGGGGGCGGGGATGGGCTGTTCATCCAGAACGGAGGTGGCCGGAGATTTGATGATGCAGGGTTCGGTTTTAATGAGGCCGAGTTCCCGCTGGACACCGATGGGAAGCTGAGAGTTGGGGTTGGAATCGTTTTTGCGGACGTGCTTGATGATGGCATCGTTATAGAGATCGTTCAAAATAGAATCGAAGATTTCGCGGTAGGTAGTGGAGGAGCTGATAATTTGGATTGTGGGGATATAAGAAGTACAGGCGTGGGACTTGCGGTAGTTGATGCGCTCTTGCTCCTGGACAAAGCCATAATCGCGTTTCATTTTGGCGTAGATCTGGCTGAGGATATCGCGGCGGGAGGGGTAAAGCTCCGGGGCGTTGCGGATGATTTTATCCATGGTCTGGTAGACTTCATCACGCCAGGTGACGGGGGCGGATACAGGTTTTGAGGTTACAGCAACAGAGACATTTGACTTTTGCGGGGCAGGTGCCGGGGTGGATTCGTTTTTGGGGCTGGGGGCAGGTTCATCATGGACAGCATAATCCTTGGGGGTGACGGTGACGGGCTGCGGGGCAGGCTGCTGAGCGGGGACAGCACCGGTAAAGTGGTTGGCGAGGGCAGCGAGGGTGGAAGTCATTGTGACCATGCAACGGGCGGTTTCGGCCTGGGTTTTGAGGGTGGAATCAACGAGGGCCTGGATGGTTTGCATGGCTACGGCGGAGGTTTGGTCCGGGGTGGCGAGGACGCTGCGGCCATAGTAAAGGGATTCCATAACGTCCCATACGAAGTCCATAAATTTATCCGCGTTGGGCTGGCGGGAGAAGCGGCAGATTTCCATAACACCACGGAGGGTGTAAATAAATACATCCCTGGACTTACCGTCAACTGTATTCATTTTGCATACGGTTGAAAGAGGGTCCAATCGATCTTTATTCCGATTATGAATCTGCTGAATTGCGATACGAGGATTCTCATAATTCAACGCTGCACCGACCTGTTCGCGGGTCATGTAGAATTCATTTTTATTGGAATCGTCCTGATATACATTGCAGGTCAGAGAGCCAAAAGGCTTTTGGGTGACAAGGGTAAGATTTTGAGTCATTTTGAAAGTTCCTTTCTGTGATATAGGATAAATGGATATTGGATATTTGTTATGCTTTGACGGTGTTTTTGCGGGTGAGTTCGAGGACGGTGCAGAACGGGGCGAACCAGCCGCCGCCCGAATAGAAGGCGTGCGGGGTGGAGGGCTGACATTCATAGCAGACAGTACCGTTGATGATAGCGAGGGTGTAGGTAAGTTTGGTCATAATGGTTGATCCTTTCTGATGGTAAAAATAGATTCAAAAATAAAACAGGGAACAAGCTGGTGGGAAAACGGTCTTCTTGGGTGAATTGATGGTTGTGGTTGTAAAAGACATATTAACGTTTGTTTTGGTTCTGCGGAGGATCTTATGATGTTATCTCGAAACCGTATGGAGGTGGCCAGTCTACAGACGACGTCCGTGATCCAGGAGGGGGAGGCGGTAACAAATTCGAACTCTTGGATATAACCGAAGAGTGAAAGCATGAACTGAAATATAATCAGCAAATGATTCTATACCTTGTTAGGCTGTTTTATTTTTAAGGTTGATAGTTGGGACACGGCGGGGTGTGGTTGGCAAAATCGGCCATGGAAGCGCCGTGGTATTTATGGTTGGGAATTTGCCAGTTGAGCGGTAGCTCCTTTCAATAAATCATCGAAGGTGAGAGTGGAGGCGCAGACATAAGATTGTTCAAACATGGGGGAAGAAAAAATCTTAGAACTACCGTCGAGATAATAAGAATCAAAAGTTGGAGGTGCATGGCGGCGTACATGAACAATGGAGAGTGTTTGTCCGCAATATTGTTTCATAGGCTCTGTGAAGCATTTTTGGGACCTTGATTTCACCATATTCATTCAAGCCAAATTCGGATTCCATATCTTCCCACTGGCGAATGGTAACTTTATCACCAATGTTGTAGGTAGGATAGTTATTGTGGTTAAGGGCAGTATTCATAGTTGTTGGACTCCTTGAAGTAAATCATCGAAGGTAATAGAAGGGGTGGAAATACGGTTTTTGGGTTCAGGGGGGAGGGTTGCAGGGACAGGGAGGAGCATGGCGGAGGTGAAATACCAACCGTAAGGAGAACCGCCATCATTAAGGTCTACATGAACACCCGGTAAATAATTGAGAAAATAAATGGGTTCATCAGGAAGATTTTTATTATGAATTATTCTGGCAACAATAAACTCTTTGCCGCAGTAAGGTTTCATGCCAAGAACAAAAGAAAGTTTATTGGGATGAACAGCGATACTACCGTAAGGATCGGAGCCGTATTCTTCCATCATGGAATCCCAGGTGCGGACGATGACGTGATCACCGACGTGGTAGGTGGGGTAGGAGGCTGGCATTCAAATGCCTCCTTTCAGGAAATCGTCAAAGGAAACAGGGAAAACGGGAACCGGGGTGTCATAGGGGTGGAATTCATTGGGGGTGAAAAGAGCGGCGTCCCAAGAGAATCTGGCAGCGGCGGAGGGATCGACAGCGGTGGAGAGATCGTAGGGTTTTAAGAAGTAAAAGGCGGCGGAGGGATCAACAGCGGTGGAGAGACTGTAGGGTTTTAAGAAGCAAATGTCAGAAACGCCAAGTTTACGACTAATCCGCACAATACTGCCACAAAGAGAACGGCGTTCAGGGGACATATAATCTGTGATACTATTGGAAAAGAGATCGGAAAACCGCGCATAGCCATCATCATCTTTGGGAAGAGCGTCAAACTCTGCGGCAGAAATGATTTGAACGAGGGTGCCAACGGGGTAGGTGGTGGGGAATTTCATTGCGCGGCTCCTCTCAACAAATCATCGAAGGACATGGAAACCGGGGGCGGAGAAACGACACTCAACAGATCCATAACAGGGTGAAATTCAGCGGCGGAGAAGAACCAGTCATCCCAGGGAAAAACGGTTTTATCTTTAGCGAAGAGAGGTATGAGTTTGTATAGGCCTCCTACACCACTTCCGGAAATGCTAGTGATGACAGCCGAACAACCGCAAACAGGAAGTTTATCTCTGTGAAAGGAATCGTCTGCGCCGTAAGGGAAATGGGCAAGAATAAAATTGCCGCGGTCATTCGTAGGATAGGAACGGACTTCTTCTTCGGAAATGATTTTGACAACATCGCCAACTTCATAGGTAGGATTCATGGTAGGCTTCCTTTCTGTGATGGGGTTAGAGGTTTGCGATAAGAGAATCAAAGCTGAGATACGGAGCGGGGATAGTGCGAGAGATCATGCTGGACGGGATGATGTGGTAGGAATCGCTGTGAGGAAAGTAAAGGCGGAGAAGGCCGGATTTGCCGAGGATGGCAACGATCTTGCCCTGCTTGCCGAGGATAGGCTCATAGGGAAGAGAATCGGTGAGGGTGAAAGTGGTGCCGTAATCATACTGGAGGGCGCGAAGCATTTCCGGAGCGGAGACGATCTCGACCCAGGTGCCAGGTTCATAGCCGGGGAGGAAAGGGGTCATGAGGAATCACCTACCTTGGAGGAGCTGGTCAAAAGAGATGCGAGGAGCGGGGTTTAGGTCGATGAGAATATCGCTAATATCATAGAAAAGGTCTTTGTGATTGAGATGATAGTGCTTTTGTTTATGAATGGCATTATCGACAAGCACATCGGCGATTTTACCGTCATCAGAAACAACAGTGCCGTGGAGGGTTTCAGACGTAACGTCAACAGGGGTGGAATCATAGGGAGAAATGAACCTGACAAACCGGTTAAAATAAACTTGAGTGCCGGGGGCAATTTGGATATTAGGTATCATGGGGAGCACCTACTTTGAGAGATAAGATCGTCAAAAGAGATCGTTGGGGGAGGTACGAGAGCGGTGGTGACTGCTTCGGGGGTATCGTCATAAGTAAGGGCGGAATGGGTGGCGACAAATGTTTTGTTATTCATACTGGGGACAATAACGGTGACATAAGCGCCATTATCAGACTGGACAAAGCCGTGGAGGGTACGACGGGCTGTGCCATGCAGCGTTATGATTCCAAAATAGACGGGAGTGCCGGGTTGAATGTAATAAGGGTCCATAAGAATCACCTGTATGAATTAGAGGACAGAAATAATTTCATCAAAAGAAACGGTAGACGGGGGTACAGGGTTGGGGGACTTATAGGCAAAGGAATCGTTGGGGTCCTGGATTTCGGTGATGTATTCATGGGGGACGTGGAAGGTGCGGGAATCATCGGTCCAGACGGTGACGCGGTTGCCGTTATCTTCTTGGACGGTGCCGGAGAGAAAGGTGATCTGAAATTTAGTGTTTAGTGGTTTTACGGTAAAGAATTTGACCCGTGAGCCGGGGGAGATGAGTTTCATAAAAATCACCTGAATTCATTTGAAGGGGAGGGTTCCGGGGTATTACCAGGCGCTCCAACCATTGGAATGGCCGGAGGCCCAGCGAAAGGAAAGTAAAACCATGACCGTGCGTTTACCAGGCGCACGAACAGGGGGCGCAACGAGCTGCTAAGAAAGGAAGAAACAGCTGAAGCGCCTGGGAATGCCCCGGAACCATGAGGCGGAATGGAGAAAAATAAAAATCAATTTGTGAAAGCTGATGAGAGGCAGCCGGTGATGGCAGCAGGCACTGCTTACTGAGCCTCTGGGTTAGTTTAGTGTCTTGCTGATGTTTAGTGGTATTTATTGTTGAGTTTGCTGCTCTAGTACGCCCTTTTCTGATGCGCCTTGAGTTGGAGTGTCGATGTGTCGGTGACCTATGGAACTCGATGATGGAAATGATCCGACGACAGTGTTGGCTTCCAGGGGGTGGGACAGGGTAACAAATTCAAACCCTCGGATATGACCGGAGGGTGTTTGGCTTTGACTTGAAACAAAATCAAAACGAAACTTTTCCTTTAACACAAATGATTTTTTTGGGATTATGCGGTTACGCTGGGCGGGGCGAGATCGGCCTTGATACAGGATTCAAGGTCAAGGCCGTATTTGGCGTTATACTTTTGGATAATGTATTTGGTGGTATCGGGCTGAACATCCTTGAACCAGGTGATGTTGCCATGGAAGGACTGAAGGTCTTCATCCGGCCACTTTTTGCCCTTTTGTTTATCGCGGAAGTAGGTATCAATGGTGGCTTTGAAGATTTTATTTTTGCGGTAGCCGACTGTGATTTGGTTATCCTTATTGAGCATGACGCCAAGGATCCAGTTGCGGCCGGCGCGGGAGTGGAACTGGGTTTTGGTTTCATTGAGAGTGAAAGGAGCGTTCATTTGGGAGAGAAGCTGGACGATGAGGCGCTCGACCGCATGGTAATTGAAGACGACTTTGCAGGAGACGATGATATCATCGGCGTAGCGGGTGTAACAGAGGCGGTCAGTGATGGGGGTTCCGTCCGGGTTGTGCTTGCCAGATTCAAAATGGTTGACGGCCTTGGCGAAGGCGTGGTCAAAGGGGATCATCATAATGTTGGTGATGAGCGGGGAGATGGGGGTGCCCTGTGGCAGTGCTCCGTTAAGGAAGCAGAGGTCGAGGGCTTTGAGCAGCTCCGCGTGGCCGGTGGGGCTGGCGAGGATGAGGTTGAAGGGATAAATGAGTTCAAACTGGGAGAGGACAAACTCCGGCGTGGTGGAAGGGAAGAAACCATGAAAATCAAAATGGGCGAACCACCAGGCATCGAACTTTTGGTGACGTTTGGCGGCGGAGAGGACGCTGCGGTCCTCGACATAGGCGAAGGCGCAGGTGTGGTGGTCGGCAAACATCCAGGACTGGAAGAGGGTTTTGAGTTCCTTGAGGGCTTTCATTAAGTCGGAATTAGGGGCATCGATCCAGCGGAGGCCGCCGGAAGCTTTGGGGATGGGAAAATGGTTGTACAGGCTGGAACGGGGTGTGGTGAGGCGAAGAGATTCATACTGCTGGTTGAACGCCTGGAGCTGGAGGATCATTTGCTCCACCTTGGTGATGCGCATGATGCGGGGAGGAACTTTGTTACAGATGACGGTACGGGTAGCACCGTGGCCGCCGGTGGAAAGGTTGGCGAGGTTGAAATCCCCGCGGAGGAGTTCTTCAAACGTCATTTCCCGGAAACGTTCCGGGCAGTTATAAGTGATGTAAACCATATGGGTACTCCTTATGTGAGGGTTGTGTTTGTGTTCTGATGGGAGATGTGGCTGAGGCGGAATATCCTCGTCGTCTGCCTTCGCCAGTTTGCTTTGGTTGAAGGCGGCGTTTGCGTGTTTCTCTGATGCGATCCTTGTACTACTGGACGCCCTTGCTGGCCGACGTATGTGGATTGGAATTATCCTGTCAGCCGACATTTGCTCGGAAGCTGTGGTACTTTTGGACTTGAGTCAGCTCTGGGCACGGTGGCCAGGATCAGGTGTGGGGTGGATCGGAGTAACAAATTCGTGCTCTTGGATATGACCGAAGAGCCTGAAGCGAAAAAAGCTTACAGTATACAACACAAACGAAATTTAATGGAACGCTAAGACGACAGGGTTACAGACCGAGGAAAGCGGATTCACCCTGGAGGTTGAAGGGGGCGGAGAGGCCGGTGTGGATCAACTCGCCTTTTTTGATGAAGTTTTGGAAGTTGGTGACGGTATAGCAGGCGGCAACGCGAACCGTGGGGGCAACACCGAGGGTAGTGCCGCAGGCCGAAACGGGGACCTGGGCGGTGGCTTCGGCGTGGGTGAAGTTCATTGTGGCGCGGAATTCCTTGACCTGATTGGGGTCCGACCAATCGGCGGCGTAGAGCTGGGCGTCAAAGAGGGCGGTGCGGACATCAAACATGGCTTTAATGAAGGTGTTAAAGCGGTTGGCATCCACGATTTTCTGGCGAATCTCGATATTATCCACGGCGAGAAAAACGTAACCGGAGAGGGGCTGGCCGTTCCAGCCGGAGGGTTCCAAACGGATATCATTTTTGGCTTCCGGGTTGATGGCACAGAGGATATCGCGGAGGGCTTCCACTTTGGGCTGGCCGACCTGGGGATCAAAGAACATCTGGTTGACGATGTTTTTCTTTTCCACCGTATCAAAATCATAGAGGGTGAAGTTGGTCAGGCCATAGCGGGCAAGAAGCTCCGCGATGGTGGAGCCGACCGAACCGCAGCCAATGATGTGGATGCGGCCTTTGACATCATGCGGGGAGAAGACATCCAGGCTTTTGGCAAGATTCATAAGGCACCTCCGTTGGTGAGATAATCGTAATAGGTGGGGTAGTGGTCGTAATAATTGCCGTCATCGTCCATCCAGCAGCGGGCGGCGTTATCCCAGAAGACGTGGGGTACGGTGCCGCCGGTGGGCTTGACGGGAGGGTTTGTTTTGTGATAGATGGGCGGGGCCTTGGTGACAAGGGACTGAGCGGTGGCGGCAAAATCGGAAAGAGTATCGGTGTAGGTAACAGAGATATCGTCTTTATCGTAGATTTTGTTGGCGGCGTAGTCATACAGGCGGGCGGTGAACTCGCCGCGCTTGTTCCAGATCATGAAGAGGTAGAAATCATTGCCCTTGAGCTTATTGACAATTTTGGACTCGTTTTCGTCATCAACGCCGGAAGGGGAAGTGGACATGTTGACGTGGCTGTGGGCCTGGTAGCGGATGTTGTTGAAGATTTCATCGGGCTGGGAGAGCAGCCAGTCGTTGTATTTATCCTGGTCGGTTTCGACGGTGACACCAGTAACCTGCTGGGGGTAGACGAGGATATCATAGATTTCATACTCGGTAGGGGAGAGCTGGCGCATGAGGCCGTGCCAGGCGACTTCGGAAGTGAAATCATCAATGAGGCGGGACTGTTTGGCCCAGGCATCGGCAGTAAAATTGATGTTGATTTTATCTTTTGCTTTGGTTTTGGCGAGCTTGACAGAGCCGGCGAGGAGCTGCTGGCGATAGAGTTCGATGGCGGCATCCAGAGCGGTCTGATCAATACGGATAACTTGCATGGTTATTCTCCTTCCTTAACGGAATCGTTTGCGGATTTGAGCTGTTCAATGGCCTGCTTGGGGGTGATGGATTCACCGGTAGCGGTCAGGATGACGGGGATATCCGTGTGATAGGCGGCGGCGAAATCATCAAAGAAATATTTGGTGGAGATTGTTTCGACGAGGTTCATGCTGCTGGCGCTCTGCTGACAGATGGCAATGGCGGCAATAAAATCTCGGCGATCCTCGGCATCCTCCAGCATGGGTTCATAGTTACCGAGGCAGGAGTGATGATTGATGTGAGGGTTGGGAACAGCCTGAATGACGTTCATATTGATCGCATCGGACATAGCTGTGACATGGCAGTTGTAATTAAGCCTATAGGTGGCAGCGAGTTTGATTTTGAAGATGTGGTCAATGAACACAGCCCGGAAAAGGATACGGACATCGTGTTCTTCTTCATCGGTAAGATCCTGATAGGGGCGGTCACTGTTGAAGATAAAGGTTTCGACATCATCCGGGTCATAGTTGGAGAGGAATGTGGTGATGACGAGGAGAAGCGATCCATCGACAGCACCAACGGAGATACCTTTTTGAGTGTGGAGATAATCCTTGAGTTCCGTGATAAAGGTGGATTCATCTTTGGAGTCAAGGCCGGTCAGCTCACAGTTGGTGTTGGTGATGTTGGTAAAAATTTCCGAGATACGGGCGCGGGTTTCTTTCAGCTCACGGTAAAGGTTTTCAATACAGCGCTTGAGATCCGCTTTACGGCGGTCAATGGTACCTTTGAAGAGGGATTCGATTGCTTTATCTACGGCCCTGGAGGACAGATCGGTTTTGTTATAAAGGGCTTCCGCCATCCGGGCGAGGGTTTCCGAGCCAGTATCCGGGGTGGAGAGGGCGCGGAGGTAAGCGAGTTCATCGGAGGTAAGGGGGTAATCCTTGAAGAGCCAGGGCAGCAGGCGGGGCATGGCCGAGGCGAAACGGCGGTGAAAAACACTGCTGTAGAGGCCGCTGTCGTGCTGGGACTGGACGATGGTGATACGGGCGGCTGCATCCTGATAAACTTTGTACCTATCAGAGAGATAAGCGCCGATATCTTTGACTTCCTGAATGGAATCGGGGATGGCGGCATTATCAGTGACGAAGAACAAACGGGATTCATTCGGGTTAGGGGAAGGCTGCAGGCCGGAATCATCGCCAAGGATGGCAAGGGTATTGCCTGCGGTGAGGCGGGAGTAGACCGTGCAGGCCAGAACTTTGGTGAAAATTGTTTTGAAAGAGGAGCGGCAGGGGGTGTTGTCCTGCCATGTGATGGTGGGCGACATGTAATTGAGAATATCGGTGTAATTGGGGAGTGGCATAGTGATTCATTTTTCCTTTCTGATTAGATTTGGAACGATTGGCCGCGTTTGCGTTGCCCGCTGCCTGCCGCGGGGAGGCTGTTCCTGTAAGGCAGCACCCCGGTGGGGGAAGAGACACCACCGGAGGGAAATCAATCAGGCGTTATCCTGCTTGGCAATGTTGACCAGGTAGCACTTTTCCGCGATACCGAAGTCCGCGAAGGTCTTATCCAGGTCGCCTGCGGCCAGAGAGGAGCCATCCAGCTTGGTCTGGCCGGTAGTGTAATCGACATCATGAGCTTCCAGGACGGAGCGCAGGGTGGTGTTGGGGTCAACGGGGTAGGTGTTGCGGTGCAGGTTATCGACGATAGTAACGTTAATCATGGTAAAAAATCTCCTTATGATGAAATATTTTTATGTTGGATTGTGGATTGGGGAAGAAAAATCATGGCCGGGCTGCTTGTTGTGGGGGTGAGCACCGGCCGTTTTGGTTACTGAGCGGCGGTTTCGTTTTCCGGGGTGGCCTGGGATGCCGGGGTGGAAACTTCAATGCCGGCGATGATGGCATCGTGATCGGCCTTGAGCTGAGCCAGGGTTGCGGTGGCCTGGGTCTCGATTTCATCCAGGTGCTTCTTGGCGAAGCCGATGCGCTCGGCGACATGCTCCTTGGCCTTGGCGACGTTTTCGAGGTCGGCGGGCAGGTCCTCCACGTAGATGGCATTGTCGGTGCCGAAGGCGGACTTGGCGAAGCAGATGCCGTAGGTGGACATGCTCTGCTTGGCGGACGGGGCAATGGCAAAGATGATCTCATCGTCATCGCCGGACTTTTTGCCGGGCTTGGTCAGCTGCAGGGCCTGGGGAGCCTTGGTGTGAAGGGTCTTGAGCTGGGCCATAGTCAGGGCGGAGGTGATGGAGAAAGTGGTTTCGTTGATTTTGACAGTAGACATAATACGTGTCCTTTCTTTGGCGTGTAGCCAATGTAAAAAATATTTGCAAGTGCGGAATGCACGGTTGCCTAGGTTGGGGAATTGATGAGGGAAGCGAGTTCATGGCAGGCTTCGCGGTAGGTATCGGCGGACTGGATGAAGGTGGGGCCGTCACGGATTTCGTAATGGCCGTGGGTGGGGATGATAATGTACATGGGGGTCAACTCCTTACAAGTGGATGAATGGTTTTATTAAGCATTCGGAGTTCAAGTTTGCTGGGAAGAAAGTCCCGGCAAAAATAAGCACTGCCAAACGAAGCTCCTTCCTGTGGGGCATTCATATGAGTTTCATCGTGGAAGCCAATACGAGAATCAAAACAAAGCAGCTGAATGTTGTTCTGAAAGATTTCAAAGCGAGACTTGCCTTGAATGCTGTTTGCAGGAAGCAGAAGGGCGAACGGTTTGCCGAGTTGACAGGCACGTTTGAGAACGGCATCTTTTTTGGAGAAAGGCGGGTTGGAAATCATAATGTCCCAGTGAGCGGGCTGACTGGTGAAGAAGTCCTGGCCGGTAGCCAAAGAACCGTACACCACGTTGTAACCGTTTGCCCGGAAGGTTTGAACGTAAGCAGACCAGAATTCATCGAACGGGCACCAGATAGTAATGCCGGTATCAGCAGGCGGAAGAAATTCAAGCAGAGGTTCCACTGCGTAATAGGGGGTAAAACGTTCATCACCGGCGGTAGTTTTATCTGCGGTAAGATAACCGATGTTCTGTGGCATATGAGGTCAACTCCTTTTTTTGATTGCTTTGTGAAAACTTGTAATAACAGGGTGAAATAAAACCTGCCAGACGGGGCAGGGCGGGGAACAAATTATAATAAGGCTGGGATGCGCTGTGAGAAACGGGAAGAAAACGGGCGAGAAACTACATGGCCACAAGGAAACACGGCCTGTAGGGGCTGTGTGGGGCGCTGAGAGGGATGCGGTTTCATGCTGGCGGGTGACTTTGTGATTTTGATTATATACAAGTTTTCGCAAATATTCAAGCCGTAAAAATGTTGCTTGATGCGGTGAGAATGTTGCATGGCCGATGACAAAATATGTTCGTTTTTTGGCGGTACAAACCCGGTGAGGTGGTGGGTTAGTAAAAGCAATGTTCTAAAACGGCCTAAAAATTGCGTGTCAATACGACTAGGAAGGTTCAAAATCGGGCTGAAAACAGCACGTCAATAGCGTTTATATATAAAGATAAAGATAGATATATAAGAGGGCGGTGCGTCCGGCGTTTGGAATGGGAACGGGTTTTGCGCTTGTGTTACGGTTTTGCGGGACTCTGAGGCACGGGTTTATAGGCGGCGCAGGTTTTGGTGGCGGAACAGGAAACAGTGTTCGTTTTGGTGATAGGAATGGTGGGCGCGATGGGAGGAGCGGCAAGAGTGGTGGCGGACTGGAGAGTGAGAGGTTTCGTTTCGGCTTTGGCTTCCGTCATCTTGGTAGGTTTGATTTTGCCGTCAATAACATCGTGCAGGTAGTTGTAGCAGCCGATAACGAACAGAGACTTGCGAAGAGGGTCAGCGAAGAAATCATCAATGGTGTAAGGATAAGAAGCTTTTTCGTGAATGGCTTCGTTGCTATAGTTGTAGCCATAAGAGTAAACGGTGGTGGGGCTGTGGCGGACATTGAATTTGCGGGTGATGTAGTTGCAGCCGAGCTTGACATAATTCATGAAGGCGGCAGAGCTGTAGTTGAGGACATCGCGGACGGGAAGAGAGACGGGGAAATCAGCAGCGGCAATAATTTCATCGTAGAGGGTGACAATGCGTTTTGCCAGGCCGGTTTTGGTGGTGAGGAACCAGTCGTCCTGGGTTTTGAGCTGGCGGATGGCGGCGTCAAGAGCTTTTTCGGAAGTGATTTTTCTTTCAAAGTCAGTCATGGTAGATTTCCTTTCTTGATTTGATTTTGAATGGGTAAAAGAAAAAAGCCTTGCGGGTGGGCAGGGCTTTTATAGTGGAGTGATTTAATTAGAGGCTGAACTTGGTCGGGTTTTCATCGGCGATTTGAAGGACGCGATAGAGAATATTGGAGATGGTTTTATTGGTAAGAGCCAGCAACTTTAAGGTCTCGGTATCGCTGGTGCAGGCAAAGGCTTCAAAGTGGGAATTGAGATAGTCAACATAAGAGCTGAGAAGAAGAGAATCGTTTTCGTCGTGGTAGGCTGTTGCGGTATCGGCAAGGATGCGGGTACGGGCAAGGGCAGAGATGACGGGGGTGTCACGGAAGTTGATAGGATTATAGCGGTCGGTCACATGATGAACGGTCCATTTTTCTTTGCCGGTACATTCAAGGATGAAAAGGGGGCGGTACTGTACTCCAAGTCGGTATCAATATCGTTCTGGACAGCATCAATCTTATCAGGGGTAGGGTCGAGATTATAAATGCTCTGGCCGGAAAGTTTTGAGATGAGAAGCAGGCGGGGATGACTGGAGGAAAAACCTTCACGGCTGCCGTTGTTGATGTTGGAAAGATAAGCGGAGGCCATGAGAAGATCCTCACGGGAAGCGGGGGTGGGGTAAATGAATTCATAGAGGAAGGAGGTGAGCTGCTGAAAATCCATGGGGTTGCGGTTGACCTGGAGAACCATATAGGGTTCATTGTCGGCACCGAATTGTGTGGCCGGAGAGGTAAAAGTGCAGAGCTGGGCGAGAGTGATGTGATGAAGCATGGTTAGTCCTCCTGCTGAACAAGGTCTGCAAACTTAGCTTTGGCAACTTTCAAGGCAGATGAATCGGTAATCATGGTTGGTAATTCCTTTCTTGAATCGTTTTGCACCGCAGGTTAGTGGACGGCGGCGAGGACGGGGGCGGCGGCACAGCAGAGGGTTTTGCAGCCGATGACGCGGCCTTGGGTATCGCGAACCATACAGCAGGGGTAAAAGACATCGGAACGGGTGGGAACGCGGGAAGCAACAAGAGCACTGACAATGTAAATCGTATTGGGCATGGGGTTTGGCAGGTTTTCGACATCGCCATAGTAAGAATGGGAGATGGGGATGGTTACGCCGGAAGCGGTGGTGAATTCGCCGTCGGAGATGGATTCAACATAGACGCGGGCAACTACGCCGAAGGGCTTGATGGAGGCAGTGCCAATGTTGATTTCGTGCGGGGTGAGGTTGAGAATTTGGGTAGACATGGGGCAGTACTTCCTTTCATGCTGCGCAGCTTTGTGGCTTGCGGATTCGTTTTTTAATTTACAATTTGTTCACAAGATTTGTTAAGATGGTAGAATTTATGCGGATTTTGACTTGAAAAGTTTGGTGGAAACGGAGAAATAATTTTGTTTTGCGGTTTGGTTTATGATTGGATTATACAACGAATGGTTGTTGCGTGCCAGTGCAAAAAGTTGGACATCAATAATAATAGCGGCGTTCCAAATCATATTCGCCGTGGGGGGTGAGGCCATCGGGGTTGGACCAATCGCAGGCATCCTCTTCGTTTTCGGCAGAGGGGCGGATGATGGGCCAGGTGACGACATAGCACGGGGCGGTGAAATCATCGGCGATTTCGTTGGGGCAGATGGCTGTGGCAACGTACTGGGCAATACCGTGGTAACAATCATAGGAGCAGTAGGCTTGTTCCAGGAGGATGAGGGGTTTGCCGTCATAAGAGCAGGCACCGTTGAGTTCCAGGCGGGAGAGTTCGGACTGGAGGTTGAAGGGGTGGCGGGCTTTGGTTTTCATTTTGGGTTCAACCTTTCTTTGACAATACTGTTACTTAATTCTGAAATATTGGAAGATAAGAAAAGCGCCCTGGGGATTAAACCAAGGCGCGATGGGGGGTTGTGATTCATTTTTTACTGGGCCTGGGGAGGATTTTTGCCGCTTGCATTCTTGACAATATACAGAGTGTTTGCGAGAGTGGTTTCGCTCAGGTCGTCAATCCGGTTAGTCAGGCGGTCGATACGTTCGTTGGTAGCGTTGACAGCTTCAATTGTCATATCAAGCTTCTTTTCAATATGGCTTTCAATGTAGGCCATCATGCGGGTTTCGGATTCTTTAATGAGTTCACCGCATACTTCGCGAGATACTTCACGGGATACTTTGCGGGATACTTCCGTCATCATCTGGCGGAGGAGTTCAATGTCGTTTTTATCGAGGGCCATGGGGCACCGTCCTTTCTTTAATTATAGTATAACAGATTGACGTTCAAAAATCAATCTTGATGCGGCGCTCTTTGATGGGGATGGTTTCAAAGTGGTAGCCAGAATTGTAAGTGTTGGGAATGCGGGTGCGCTTGGTATCGTGGCGAATGGTGGAGAGTGGGGCGGCAAGGAGCAGGGAGAGGATGGCCCCAGCAGCGGATTCAATCTCGGAATCAGGGCAACCAAAGCCGATAAGCGGGTCAGTAAACCAGGACTTGGAGCTTTCTTCCAAACAGGCATCGCCGGAGTAGGTTTCGCTTTTGGGTTCGATAGGGGTTTTGAGGTAGTGGAATGGAAAGAAGGGGTTATTGTCCAGGCTATAGGAGTAGTAAACGTCGTTCATTGCGAAGTTGATATAGCTGGTGTGGGTGACGGTGATGGGGGCGTTGGGGATGGACTGGAAAAGGGCGAGTTCCTTTTGGAGGTTGGAAATCAGCGGTTCCCGCACTTTGGGATGGAGGGTTGAAGAGGATTCAATGCGGCGCTGCGTTGCGGTGCAGGCTTCTTTCAGGTTGCGGTCAGAGATGACGGCGGGATACAAGGGTTTCACTTTGCCGCCCTGGGCGGTGATGAGCTGGGCCAGGCGTGTGAGGATGCGGGCAGAGTTATACTGCCAGGAGGTTGCGTAAAGACGTTCATTCTCTTTTATGACAATCATTTTGGTACTTCCTTTCAGCGGGGCTTAGAGGTAGTGGGCGGGAAACGCCTGGCCGACTTCTTTATAGGTGGTGAGGATGGGGCCGTGGTGGCAGATAAAATCATGCAGGCCGGCACGCAGGGCACTGAAGATTGCGTCTTCGTTGTAATGGGCGGACGCTTTGTTATAATCGCGCTGCCAGGTGGTAAAGTAGGTTTGAATTGCTTTGGATTCCCAATCATTTTGGAGGAAGGCGGGAACCTTGCCGGAATCATACTGCTGCCAGACTTTGGCAAAACGGATATCGCCATAGATGCGGGAGGCCATGTTATAGGCGATTTTCTGCTCTGCGGTGCAGACGGACTTATCCACGCCACGGATTTTGTGGTATTGCAGTTTCATTGCGGGACTCCTTTCCATCAGAGAATAATCTGGGTGCCTTCATCCAGGGCTTTGCGGAGGATATCGGCAAGCGCGTTGAGGTCCGTGAAGTTTTCATTGGGCAGGGGAGAGTTGACGGCGTGATAGGCAAAGGTTTCAAACTGGCTGCGGGTGATGGTGCCGGATTCGGCCAGCTTGGCGAATTCAGCGAGGGAATCGGCGGTGGGTTTGGGCTGGTGGAGGGCGAGGGCATCCAGCATTTCCGGCTTGACTTCCGTGTAGCCAACGGTTTCAACATGCTCATCCGGGAAGGCCGTTACGATAACTGTACAGTTAGGAACGGTGTGGGAAACGATACGGGAAGCGGTAAGATCCGTGATGGCTTCCATAACGGTGAAGTGACGGTCGCCGGTTGCGGTTTCATAATAGACGCGGAACGGGGCTGTTTCGGGGTCGAAGAGGTCATCGGCAGGCCGAATGCGCAGGTCTATATAGTGCGCGGGGTTCTTTTCGATTGCGGTGCGGCACTGGTCAAGAATGTTCATTGCGGCGGCGGAGAAGCACTTGAGGCTTTCAACCGACTGGGATTCATCTTCCAGCCAGGCGCGGGCACTCTGGCGGGCTTGACAGGCGGCAGGACGGGTGTTGAAATAGCCGATGATGGTGGGCAGGTGAAGAGAATCAGTGAGGATGAGGGCATAAAGAGAATTCAACATTTTTAGGTACTTCCTTTCATTTCATGCTGTTTTTTGACAGGGGATTCAATCGGCGTCAATGGCCAGAGCGTATTCATCCGACTGGCCAAAGACGGTAAGGGTGACGGTTGCAGGGCTGGACGGGTCATAATCAATTTGGATGTTGGTCATGACCAGGCGGCAGGTGGCGGCGAAGGTCAGGAGGATAAGGCCGAGGGAGAGGAGGAGGGCGGAGAGAATGCGGCGAGGTTTCATTTGGGGGACTTCCTTTCATTGGCAAAGCCGATTCAATTTATCTGTAACGCTAAAGATAGCGCGGCAGGTATGAAAAAAACGCCCTTGACGGTTGAATCAAAGGCGTGGTGCGGGTCAGACCGGTTGCGGAACGAAACGGAACTCCCAAAGAGCGGGGTTATAGCTTTGCAGACAGGTTTGAATCATCAGAGATTTATACTCATCCGCTTGCTCTTGGTTTTCGGCTTCGTACTTTGTCAGAAGTTCTTTGGGTTCCCCTGGCAGACCGGTCCATAATTCACAAACAACTTTCAAAATATCCCTCCTTTGCTATGTACTGCTTTGGGCGTGCAAAGAGGGGGCTGTTTGTGGTTTTGGCCCACAAGAAAACGCCCTAACCGGAATGGCTAAGGCGTTTGTTCTGGGTCAAAATATTCATGATGTTCATAATGGAATGGTTGGGTCAGGCCGCCTTGCGGTGGGTGGCGGTGCGGTGCTTTGCCGCTTTGGGTTTTGCCACTGGTTTGTGAATGGCATCCACGGTCAGAATCAAAACGGACAGGGAAACGGCCAACAGGATGAAGGGGTGGCGAGTGGTCAGGGCGGGAAGGCCAAAGAGAATGGCGCACGCGGCGGCGCTGAACAGGGCGAAGTGGGTGAGAAGTTTTGTTAGCTTTTTCATGATGGGGCTTCCTTTCGTTTTATGGTTTGGATTTACTTTTGAAAATGGTGGTAGGATGCTTCCTTCCCCCGGCCTACCAACTCCGGGCATAGGGGTGCTATCAAGCGGCAGGCTGTTCTTTGGCCTTTGGGGTGGCCTTGCTGGCAGCAACATGGGCAGCCCGTTCAGCCTGCTTCGAAGTCTTGCCGCTGAGAAGGGTTACAATTTCTTCCTTCTCTTCCGGCGTGGCATGGCTGGCCATAACAAGAGCCAGAACGGCCTGCATGTTGATGGCACGGGACTTCAGCTCTTTCAATTCGGCTTTGGCAGCTTCGAGTTCATTGCGGGTTTCTTCCGCGGCATCGGCCTTCTGCTTGTTGGCTTCCTTGGTTTTGGCAGCTTTTTCCTTCTTGACCTTGTTATTGGCGGTTTTTGCCGCCTTGAAGTCCTTTTCGGAAACACGTTCCAAGGGCTTGCCCGCAATCAGGCGGCCACAGGAAAGAACCAGATACTCCAGGAAGAACGTTTCGACCTTTTCCCAGTTCGTGCCGGTTTCATCTGCGGCCTTTTTACGGGCAGCTTCGGCATTTTCGCCGATAATGAACAGGTCAGCATCCGTGCAGGAATACAGAGGGCGGGTAGCATCCACCGCACGACGGCCGGGACGCTGGCCAAACGCCTTGAAGAACGTATTCATCTTCTTACGAACGTCCGCCGCGGCAGCATCCAGTTCAGCCTTATTTTCCTTTTCCCAGCCAGCAGATTCACGGCAGGACGCCATGAAGTTGGCGGCAAGGTAGATACCACGGGCAGAGCTGAGCAAGCCGGCCTTGGATTCAACAACGCCATAGGAACGAAGATTTTCATCCGTGATAGTGGCCAGTTCGTTTTCCGGGTTGGCATAGTCCTGGGCAAATTTGCCAAGGGCGGTCAGGGTGAGCTTGTTGGCCTTGCTGGCCTGGGGAACCGGATTCTCACGGGGGGCCTTGGAAGTGGTTGCCTTGGTGGTTGCGGGTTTGGTGGTAGTGTTCTGCTTTTTCATGATTTTGCTTCCTTTCGTTTATACAGTTTTTTCTTGACAGAGTGGTAAACTCTGTGGTAAACTACAGATAAGAGGACGGAGTGCCGCCGCGCGAACAGTGGCACCCCGCTTGCCTAGGAACTAATCAGCTTCTTCCGCTTCCAATTCCCAGCATTCTGTATCACTAACGAACGCAGAAACACCGGAAATTGGCTCGGATATGTACTCTGAATCTGTCCACATTGGCAAGACCCCCTTTTCTGCCGCCTAGGTATAGCATGGGCGGCTTTTTTCTACCCTTGCGGGCAGTGGGGGCGGGCCAAGAAGCAGTGACCCGCTGGGCTGTTATGTACTTGCTATTCCAAACCTTGACTAGATTATTTGATTTGACATTCCAAGGCTTGAAAGTGTAAAGTTTACAAGGTGCAGTCAAGCGTACAGCGCTAACTTTAATCAGACTGCCAGCGCGGAAACTTCCACCGTTTGGGGGACGGCTTTATATTCCGTGGATTTCCTGACTTGCCGCTAACCCGAATAGCGGTAGTTTCTGGAGACTATCCCCGCAGAATGCAGGGCGGCCACATTTTCTTCCAACTGTGACTGTTGGTGCTTTGTTGAACCGGTTTTTGAACCCCGCTAGATAGCAAGGTTTGCTTCCGGGTATGGGAAAGCTGCACTTTCCGACTATTCAGTTTTCAAGGTACAAAGAAACAACGTTCCCTTGACGGTCGAATATTGTACACTTTTCGGGCTGAAAACTTGTGTTTACTTGTACCGTGTTTCTCAAACACTTTTGCACGCGTTGTTAGGTTGACACCATGCCATTGGAATACCCAAAGGGTACACCTGTAGCTTATGCAAGGCGGCTCTTCACCCCTTGCCATGCGTGTTTTGCGGAAAGATACGTTCAGCGCAAAAATTACAACTAGGACTTTTGCAAGGGCCATTGTAGTGTCAAGCAAATGAGCGGCGCGAATGAGCACACACTACAATGGCCAAAGAAAAACCAGTGTACAATATTCTGTTGTCAAGGTTCGATTGTTTCCAGTATCTGTATACCGTGGGCCGTATCCAGTGTTAGGGCACCAAGGGCACCCCCGTGAATACGCGGTATGCAGATTGTCTACTTGCAACGGGGTTTTGTCCGTGTCGCTTTCGACAATCACATAATACCACAGTAGAATTTTGACCTGATTTTTGCAAGGGTGCCCACGGGGGCGCTTTATGCGTATATAAAGGTACAAATCCGCAAAATGTGGTGTGTAAAGCCAGCAAGGCGTACTAAATATGGGGCTGTATAGGGTAAAATTTGACGGTATACCGCTAAAAATCTGCTACTTGCAAACCACCTTCAATAGTTTGCATAGGGGGGCAGGTTAAAAAGAAAAAATAACGTGTGAGCGTGGAAAACGGGTCAGTTATCTCTCCTCACTCCCGGCTCTCAAAACACAAACCAGCGTACCTACGTTACTTCTCCTTCTTCCACCTCCCAACCTCCTCTCCTCCTTTCTCCAAGCCCCTCACTTTCCTCCCTCTAACCCCCTGTTTCCTTAATCGTTCCCTTTCTCGGAGAAAACCGCATAACAATCCGCTTTCCAGGCTCCTTTGGGGCCTTATTTTTTTACCCAAAAATGCCATAAAAACGCACAATTTGGCCACTAAAACGCACAAAAACAGCGCCAAAACGCTAAAAAACGCATAATTTCCGCTCGAAAACGCCTCGGAACGACTCTGGCGGAGCTTTTTGATCCCCGAAAACACCCTCTTTGGGCCTTCACCAGGGGCAGATCCATCCATTTTGAGACCAGATCCGGCCAATAACGAGCACTACAGGGTGTTCTGATCGCCTGTTAGCCGTTTTCCTACCTATTTATACTGTATAGTTGGTTCTATCGGTCCCACGGGGAAAGATTGGGCCTCGCCGTTGCCAGGTAGAGGGGGTAGATCGGGTCCCGCTGTCGTCAGACAGGGGTATTCTTTCGCCCCTACAGGTGGAACCTGAAATGCCTCAAGCGCAGCTAACCCCCGCCCCATACAGGCGGAGCCTGTGTTACGCTTTCTCCTGAAATTTATTTTTTGCCACTGTTGACTTCTTGTAATTAGCGGTGCTATAATAGAACCATAAGATAAAGCTCCGCAGGACACACCACACAGGAGGAAAGCCCACTATGAAAAAAAGAAACAGCGTAGCTCACTTTATCCCCCGCACTGTTACTATGCAGGAAGCCACAGAGGCCAAAGGTGGGCTGGACCTACAAGGTGCTGCAAGTTTACTGATGGCAATGATGCAGGCAAGCGCCGATGCTGACGGCCACAACGCCCTGATGGAACAGCTGGCATCCGCCATGGGTTATAAGCTGGTACGCGAAACACCACAGCCGCGCCAGCGGAGCCGCAGTAAGAAAGCCCGTGCCGCCCGCTATGCACAGCCCAAACTGAGCCTGGTAAAAACCAATGGTGTGGCAAAACCAACGCCGGCAGAGCCGATCCGCAGCCGCGAGGACTTTAACGCCATAGCCACCTATCTGCACACCCAGGGACGCCCGTATAACAGGCAGCGGAACTATACCTTATTTATATGTGGTGTGACACTGGGCCTGCGTGTGGGCGATCTTTTACGCCTTACCGTTGATGATGTGTGGGATTGTGAGCACAACTGCCCGCGCCACCGCGTAATTATCATCAATGAAAAGACCGGCAAGCGCACCAATGACCTGATTACCCCGCTGGCAGCAGGCGCGATTACCGCCCTGATTGAAGAGATGCGGGGCCGAACCATGAATGTGCTGAAGCCAGGCTGGCCATTATTCCAGAGTATGCGCAGCCCCAAGGGAGTGCCGCAGCCGCTGGACGAAACCCAGGTGTGGCGAATCTTAAACCATGCGGCCAAAGAGTGCGGCATTAAAGAGCATATTAGTACCCACAGCCTGCGCAAGACCTATGGCTATGCTGCAAACCACGCTATGACAGAGGCCGGGCTGCCGGCTGGCCAGGTGATGGAAACGCTGCAAAACAAATTCCACCACAGCAGCCAGAGCATTACGATGCGCTACATTGGCTTGAGCCAGGAGCAGATTGATGCAACGGCAATGGCGGTAGATACAGTGTTGGGGGTGCCGCCGCTGGCTACTATATAGTGATGCCCATTAAATTTGGGTGCCTGGCAAGCACCCACTTTTTTACTTTTGTTAAATACAAGTTTTCACAAACAGAGGAGGCAAATAATTCATGGAAAATCACGACACAGGCACCATCAATAGCTCCGCTAGATATTGTTTGGCAAAGCCGGGTGACAAGGTGCGAATTACCAAAACACACTGGCCTGCGAGGGCGATGCGCCAATATTCGGCCTGCGAGGGCGACACGTTTGTTATTACCAAAGTGGTAAATGACAAGATCCCCTATGGGCGGTGGCTGCAGCCGAGCGGTGTGCTGGCAGCCAGGGAGCTGAAGCTTGACCCAAACTGCTGTACGTTACTTACGCCGGAGGAATGTGAGGCACCGGCTGCTACACCAGAGCCAACCACGCTGCGCAGTGTGACGATTGATGTGAGCGACCCAAAGGCAGCACATAAGGCGGTGGATGATGCGTGCGCAGAATACCAGGCCAGCCAGACGAGCCGCTGGAGCACAGCAGAGACATGCAGTGCAAAACTGAGTGCCCGGAAAATGATGGCCACGCTATGTGAGCAGGGTGTCAGCATGGTTTGGTTTATTGAATCAGACCCAGGCCGCCGGCACGTTTGTTTGGAATGCGACAATGGCACGCCGGACACATGGGCGAAAAGTCATGGCTATTCTACCAATTATGTGCAAATCACCTTTAACGAGAACGTAGAGTTCAATGAATGGATTGGCCGTTACGCTTGCCTGTGCACATTGATGGGTAAATTTATTGCCGATATTGTTATGCGCAGCATCAAGATTGACACCTGAATAATTAACAAAGTTTTGGAGGTAAAAACCAATGAAGAAAATTCCCACCTTATATAAGCGCGAGTTCAGTGGCCACAAGATTATCGGAATCCGTGACGAGATTACACCGGGCTGTGAGGCGGCACTGACGGATGAGAGCATTGCCACATTGAAGATTGACGGTGCCTGCTGCGCGATTATTAACGGCGAATTCTACAAGCGCTTTGACGCCAAGCCGGGCAGAGCAGTACCGGAGGGCGCGATCCCATGTGACGAGCCAGACCCGGTAACTGGCCACTGGCCCCACTGGGTGAAAGTGGCGGTAGATAACCCCGCGGACAAATGGTTTGTGGCGGCACGAAACAACAGCTGGGATGACCTGCCGGATGCAACTTATGAGGCGATTGGACCGCACTTCCAGAAGAATCCATACGGGCTGGACAAGGACGTGCTGGTGCGGCATGGCACGATCAGTATTGACATCCCGAACCTAAGCTTTGAGGGAATCCGGCGCGGGTTGGAGTTGGCCGCCATAGAGGGCATCGTGTTCTGGCATGAAGGAGCACCGCTGTGCAAAATCAAGCGCAGTGACTTTGGCTTTAAGTGGCCGGTGACGCAAGACGAGCTGAACGCGGAGTTTGGGGCAAATAATCCTGACCCGTGCAAGTTGGTGCGGCGAACGGCGGCTATGTACAGCAGGCATGAATTTCCGGCAGATATGACCAAGATGTTTGATGCTGAACATGAAGCCACCAAGGAGGAGGAAGAGTGATGAAAGGTATTATTTTAGCAGGAGGTTCAGGCACACGTCTGTACCCATTAACAAAAGTAACAAGTAAACAGCTTTTGCCGATCTACGACAAACCGATGATTTATTATCCGATGTCCGTTCTGATGAATGCTGGCATTCGTGATATTTTGATTATTTCCACACCGCAGGATACACCTCGTTTCGAGAACCTGCTGGGTGATGGACACCAGTTTGGTGTGAATTTGACCTATGCGGTTCAGCCATCACCGGATGGACTGGCACAGGCCTTTATTATTGGTGCTGATTTCATCGGGAACGACTCTGTGGCTATGGTGCTTGGCGACAACATCTTTGCGGGCCACGGATTGAAGAAGAGATTAAATGCAGCAATGGAAAAGGCAGAAAACGGCAAAGGTGCAACGGTGTTTGGCTATTATGTGGACGATCCGGAGCGTTTCGGAATTGTTGAATTTGACAAGAACGGTAAGGCCATTTCTATCGAGGAGAAGCCGGAGCATCCGAAGAGCAACTATTGCGTAACCGGTCTGTATTTCTACGATAACCGTGTGGTCGAGTTTGCAAAGAACCTGAAACCTTCTGCGCGTGGTGAACTGGAAATCACTGACCTGAATCGTATTTATCTGGAAGATGGTTCTCTGAATGTAGAACTGCTGGGGCAGGGCTTTACTTGGCTGGATACCGGTACACATGAGAGCTTGGTGGATGCCACCAATTTCGTGAAGACTGTTGAGCAGCATCAGCATCGCAAGATTGCCTGCTTGGAGGAGATTGCGTACCTGAATGGCTGGATCAGCAAGGATGAACTGATGGAAGTCTATGAGGTCATGAAGAAGAATCAGTACGGCCAGTATTTGAAAGATGTTATGGACGGCAAGGCATGAAAATTATTGACTTCGAGCGCAAGGGTAACCTGGTACGGTTCTACCTGGGTGATGATGACCTGGTGGAATGGTACGGCGATGACTGGAACGATACGCCGTATGAGCATAACGCGGAGCGAGTCTATGACGAATATATCAAAGGCCACTGCGATGTGATGTTCCCGTTTGACGACCTGGTACTGGAACCTTGCTGCGGGACCTGCAACAGCGGTTGGTGCAAAGACGATATGGTGGCGCAGAAAGTGCCCTGCATTATTCAGGTGCCGGCTACAGTACATAGTGACAGCTTTGATGAAAGTTTTGACCACTGGGTAGGGGCCAAGGGCGTACATAAATTTTATTTCGGTGACCATATGGAACCAAGCGCTATGGCTGCTACCAATCCTCATTCTTAAATAATAACTTTGGAGATTTTTAACAATGGAACAGACATGCTTTAGATATTCCGTACAGCCACAGACGGAACACATTAAGGATTACACCCATACAATCGCCGTAATGTTTGAAGACATGGTAGATTATGCAGACCGCAATGGCCTTGACCGGAACGAGGTAGTAAGCGAAATGCTGCACGATATGAACGCCATGAGTGGTTACTGCGATATGAATAAATACCGGCCGTTGCCGGAATAAGGAAGAAAAATATGACGGAACAAGAATACATTAAACAAGCACCAACAGCCACGATTTTTGACGGCTTAATTAAAGCAAAAAGCGTCCTGAACAGTCATAACAACATAATGGTTTCTATAAGTGGTGGTGCAGACAGTGACAATATGATTGACATTGTTGAACATCTGCGCCCCCGTGACGATAAACACCATGTTACATATGTGTGGTTTGATACGGGTGTTGAAATGGATGCCACAAAGCGGCATTTGTCATTTCTTGAAGAAAAATACGACATTAAAATCCATCGTGAGCGCGGGAAAATGCAGGTAGCCGGAGCAGTTCGTAATGTTGGTTATCCGTTTTATAGTAAGCAATTTGCCGAGTACATTGGACGCCTACAGAAACACAATTTTCAATGGGAAGATGAACCGTTTGATGTCCTGTGCGCCAAATACCCGAATTGTAAGGCTGCCCTTCGCTGGTGGTGTAACGCTTGGAAAGACGAACCGCATAAACCACTCCAGACCGAAATTGCATCTGCTAGGTTTCTTAAAGAGTTTATGATTGAGAACCCTCCGACTTTCAAAATTTCAAGTCGTTGCTGCAATGAGTCTAAGAAAAAAGTAGGAGATTCCGTGCAGAAAAAATATGGAGGAGACATCCAATTAGTCGGAATACGAAAAGCTGAAGGTGGAGTGCGTTCAACGAGTGTTAAAAGTTGTATGACAGACGGAGCGCATGGAAAGCAGTATTATCCACTGTTTTGGTGGAAAGCTGAGGATAAGTCAGCATTTGAAGCAACCTATAACATAATCCATAGTGATGCTTATACAGTATATGGATGCAAGCGCACAGGTTGCGCAGGATGCCCATTTGCTGGACGTCATAACAAAGAACTTGCCATACTTCATCAATACGAACCAAAATTGGCGAACGCTGTAGAACATATTTTTGCCCCAGCATATGAATATGCCAACAAATATCAGGAATACAAAAATATGCGTAAAGCTATGAATAAGGGATTTTGATAATCATAATTGAATTATGGCGCGGCAGCTAAAAACCAGTAGGCAAACTTGATCTTGAATAATAGGGTCAAGGACAATGACACAAGTATTTTTACAAGGAGATTTTTATGGAAAATTTGCAGGTATTCAAATACGAAAACAACAATGTGCGCACGGTGGAGATGAACGGCGAGCCGTGGTTTGTATTAAAAGATGTGTGTAAAGCACTAGGAATCGCAAAATATCGTGACGTGGCAGACAGATTGGACGCAGATGAAAGGGCGCCGGTCAGAGTGGACACCCTTGGCGGCGCACAAGAAATGATCTGCATCAATGAATCCGGTTTATACAACGTCATCCTGCGCAGTGACAAACCCGCGGCTAAACCATTTCGCAAGTGGGTTACGGCTGAAGTGTTGCCTGCTATCCGCAAAAACGGTGGTTATATTGCTAACCAGGAAACAATGACAGACGCGGAACTGATGAGTCAGGCTTTGTTGGTTGCCCAGAAAACGCTAGAAGCCCGTACTAAGCGACTGGAAGAATTGGCTGCTGCGAACAAACAGTTGGAAAGCGAGAACGCTGAAATGTCGGGAAAGGCTCGCTATTTCGATGCCGTGATCGATCGGAATCTGCTGACCAACTTCAGAACCTTTGCCAGCGAATTACATATCAAACAAACTGTGCTGGTTCAGTTCCTACTAGACAAAAAGTACCTGTACCGTGATACACAGGGCAAACTCAAGGCTTATGCGGAGCGCAACGATGGGTTGTTTGACATCAAGGAATTTGTGAACCGCAGTAACGGGCATGCCGGGATCCAGACACTGATTACGCCCAAGGGACGCGAGACGTTCCGGCTGCTGATGGAAGCCGAAGGGTTGATTGATATGCCAGATGATGCTAAGGATATGACAGATGCTAGTTGATTTAGGAAGGATTGCTAATGACCAATGAAGAATTTGAAATCCGCAAGAAAGAGACTGCCAGTAACCTGCAATTGTTGCTTGACGAGACGCAGCAACTACATGACTGGATTGTACTTAACCCAGTAACAGATATTACACAGGAAGACTATAAGGACTGGGAGAATTCGTTCGGTGCTCTGCTTGACAGTTTCGAGATCTTAGACTGCAACTAATAAGGAGAAACTTTATGTCAAAGTTAAAAATCGCCAGTGCTATAACTCACGCTTGCGCTGTGGCCACTGCGGTATTGGCTGTTGGAGCCACCGTACACTTTGCCCTTTACTTAGAAGCTAAAGCGCCAAAGGCTGTAGACACAACTGCTGTATATACCACGCACAAGATCTCCTACGCATTCCTTGAAACGCGACCGTATACAAACCGGTATGGCGGCATTTGCGGCGCTGACACATACCTGCACTGCGGCGTGACACAGGATGATGGGAACGTAAAAGAAGAAACCAAGGATGTAGATTACGTCACCATAAAATATTCTGATGAAGATTACAGCTACAAGGCCGACTTTTACGACCGCACCACATACGACAATGAATCGTTCGAAGATCGGTATACCAGCACGGTGTACTACCTGACCGACGAGATGATGCGGGACCTGGGTACTGGAGGCAGCCAATGAGCGAGGCGTGGAAGTCTACGGTGGACGCTATACTGATGATTTACATATGGGGACCGCTGATGCTGTTAGCGCTGGGTGCTGTATGGACGTTACTGATTTTTGGCGTGTGGAAGATAGCAACAACATCACAACACATCGCAAAGAAATGTTACGAAAAGTTCATATGTAAAAATTCCATAAACAATAAAAACGGAAAATGAGGTAAAAAAATTTTATGGCACGACTGATTGATGCGGAGAAGTTTGAGGCGTACTGCATTGAGCGCGACCCGAAGTATTCAGAGACCGAATGGCAGGCTTATCTGGATGGTGTACAGCGGGTTTTGGAGGCCATTGATGCGGCACCCACCATGACAAAATATGTGCGGTGTGAGGATTGTAACGAGGTGGTGAACTCTCTTAAACGCCCAGATTTATACTACTGCACACTGCACGATTGCCAAACAACAAAGGAGGGATTCTGTAATGAAGGGCATGTCGGATGAAAGTTATTGGGATCGGGGAGAACTGCTCTGTGCGTATGTACGCGGCGAGAAAACGCTGGATGAAGTCATGGACACGATTGAGCTGATGCTGGCGCGGGATGTGTGGGCAACGATGGATAAGATTAACCCCATTGGCGGACATGGCCCTGCAAGCCCTTATGACCAGCCTTTGATGGCAGAAACAAATTATTCAGCCCAGCTAAGATACGAGCTGGAAACGCCTGTACGGCGGGCTAAGGAGGTGGATAAAGCACATGACAAGGCTTGAAAAATTACAGAGCGCAACGGCGGACGATCTGGCCAGTCTATTTATTATCATGGATGACGAAGGCGGGTACCTGCCGCTGCTGATGCCAATGAACCTGGTGAAAGATCCTGACAACCTGGACGAGATTATTCAGGACCAGAACAAATGGCTGCAGGGCGAATATTGGCCGGGAGATTTTGGGCTTGGCTGTTTTAAGGAACCAGTAATGCCGGAACCAGAGATCTATTCATAAACCGCGACACCGCACGACATAACATAGCCTGAGACGCGCAGAGAAGCGTTGTGAGCCATGATACAAGGAGATACGACATGCGCGATACATAAACCAGCAGGATGCGTTAAAAGCGCTGGGAGACGAGCCTGAAAGAACTATTTAACGCAAAAGGAAAGAGCGTGATTTTATCAGCGCCGGATCAGCTAGGACTAAATAAACGAGTCGTGACCTGCAACGGCCTGAAAACCAGAGGAATACACCAATGGCTTGACCTGAACGGACAGCGCTATGACCTGGGACTGTTTTTGGACCGACACGTTACGGCCTGGGAGATTGTATAAAACCAGGAACGATAAGAACAAGGAACGATCCCACCAGAACCCATGCGCCCACACAGGGTTAAAGGGGTACGGTTGAGCTTGGGATGCACGCAGAACAAGCGAAATGGTCGGCGGATACGAATTCCCGGAGGGCCAAACGCCGAGCAAAAGTACCACCTATATTTCTTTATTAAGGTTTTTCTTATTAAGCGTAAGTGAATGTTGGTTTTACCCCAGGTTTTTCGTTGTTCAAAAACGGATTGGACTGCGGATTTTGCATCGTTTCTGAACATCGTTTTCCAAAATGCGTTTTTCGAGCCGTTTTTTAAGAATTGAATGATTATTTTCGAGCCGTTTTTTAATGCGGCAAAGGAGTGTTTTTTAATGTATACGAATGGTTCCTACTTAGCAAAGCAGGTTATGCAGGTGCCGGAAGAGTTGATTTTGCGCAAGGACGTGTCGGAGTTACTGCCGGTTTACATGCTGATGTACGCAAAGTATTCGCCGTTTTACGATTTACGATTTTACAGTTATACGAGCCTGTCAGAGCTGGTCGAGCTGGCTGGAACGTTTGGGAAAGATTGCCAGCACCGCAGATACTACAACCGTGCGGCAGATGCAGTTGAGTTTTTAGAAGCATGTGGCGTGATTATGACAGAGGGGTACAACCGGGCAAAACCGACCAAACCGTTTAAGTATCGGTTCAAAGATCTGAACGAGGTGTTTGGCAAAGAAGACAAGGACGGAAAGTTTGGTTATGCTTCACTGACCTCAAACGAATATTTCTTGCTGCTAAACAGAGTGGCTACTGCCTATTCTACCGGGCGTGGCACGAACAATTTGTACCGGATCTACTGTTACCTGCGGTTGCGGTACCGCCTGTGGCAGCGTACATACGGTAAGGAAAAGATGGGGTTTGTGGCAACGTGGGTAGGATATATTAAAGCGATTTCCAAAGAACTGCACTTGGCCGACAAGACCGTATCAAACGCCATCCGGGTTATGTACCAGTGTGGGCTGGTTATCCCGTACTACGGAGCGATTGAAAAGGGAAGCTTGGAATCTGACCGGCCGGAGATGATTTTGGCGCTCCCGCTAATGTGTGGAGACAACATGGTAGAGAAGGTTGTGCGCGAAACAAAGAACCGGTACCGGCGCAAACCCAACCGAGCAGGCTCCAACTGGTACCCGGCAGGCCAGACATGTGGAGCGGAGGATAAGCCGGAACCAGCAGAGGAGGTGATGCCGGAACCGGAACAGGAAACCCCGCCAGAGCCGCCGATGGAAGAGTTGTGCAACACCCAGTTTTGCGATGGGTGGGGGATGCCGCCTGACAATTACAGTGACTGGGGATTGTGTGAGGATGAAATATTCTAAGAAAAACGAACGTATATTGCCCACTTTACCTTTTCTACGAAAAAATATTTTTTTGGAGGTATAAAACTTTGAACAAGAAAGAAGCTGAAACTTTGTTGATACTGACAAATTTTCTGCATGACCTGTGGCAGGGATTTAAGGCCATGGTGCTGGTTGGAAGTTGCATCGTGGTGATCCGGCTGGCGTTGCAGATGTTGGGCACTATGGCCACGGTTGGAATTTTTGTGGCGCTGCCGGTTTTGTACGCGCTGCTGTGGGCGGCACTTTCCCGTGAGGCGTTTGATAGCGGGCGGGTTAGCATTGAAAAGATTTACAACCTGGAAAAAGCCGAGGACAAAGAGAATGACCCGGATAACAAGGAGGACGAGTAATGTTCGCACCACCACTATATATTGTGCGAAAGTTGAACCTGACCTACATTATCAACCATGACTATAACATTCAGATCAGCCAGGAGGAGGAAGAGCGCTTTTATGTAAAGCAGGGTGATAACATGCTGTTCCGGCAGATCCGGCTGCTTACATATGAAAGCAACGAGTATAATCGGTTTGTTGTGTTTGTGGATTGCGTGGGTGGCCAGAACAAGAAGGCGGCGATGAAGCGGTTGATCCAGCACGGGTTTAAGATTGGAAAGCAAGAGTTTGTGCTGAGTGAACGCAGCGCCAGTATGGTGCGGCAGGGTATCTTGAGCTTTGTGGACAGGCGGTTGGCCCACGACCTTGACGTGAGAATCACGATGGGAATACAGCTAGACAAGACTGTGCTCGCCAAAATGATGAGTTACCGTGGTTTGTGCTTTTCCAGCTGCCACTGCATTGAGAACTGGTACCCGACCATTGTGGTGGTGCCGGATTGTTTTGTGACGATACCAAACCAGAACATTAAATATGTATATGACCGCAAGATCCAGTTCAAAGACCGCAAAACCGGGGCTGACCGCGAGTGGGTACAGAAAGACATTGCAGAAACTACCCGCGACATTGAGATAAACGCCTTTGACGGCTGCGGGATTGCACACCCCAAGATTATGCAGGAGATACAGCGGCGGTTGGGCAGTGAGACGCCCGTGACCAGTGTGGTGTGGCGTATGCCGTACTTTAAGGGTGTGCTGAACCAGATGGATTATGAGACGTTTTTTGCAGAACGCGGGGTACGATTCATCAAAGACATTTGGGGCGTGGAACACGATGTCAGCCCAGGGGCTGAACCCAAGATTATTGCGTGTGAGAGCATGTACAAGGGGTACAAGTATTTTAAGAAGACCGGCACGATTGCGGACTGGGAGGAATACTGGTACCAGTTCAAGAAGAACAAGCACTGCATTGGCATTGCAAAGTGGCAGTTTGATATTGACACAGAACCGCTATACACCCGCGGCAACTACCAGATTTTGCAGGACCTGGATTTGCCGGTAGACGAGTTTGAGCATCTGGCAGATTACAGCATTGATTGGGTTGAAAAGATTGAGAACGGTGACCCGGTATACACCTACTGCTTTTTGGGCATGCTGGCTGACCGGCACAAACCGCTGAATAATTATTGCGCGGCGATTTTGAAGAACCCGGAGATGCTGAAAGAGGAGGGAGTGCGAAAATACATAACCAACCTGCTTGGAAAATATAAGGATGACATGAAGTGCGGCAAGTTGTGGCTACGCGGAAGCTTTAAGTTCTTAGTGCCTGACCTGATTATGCTGATGGAACACATTGCCGGCCTACCCTTGAAGGGGGCGCTGGAGGCGGACGAGTTTTACAGTTTTGACAGAACAGGGACAACGCTTGGCGAACGGCTGATTGAACGCAACCCGCACATTTGCAAGAGCGAGCATGTGATCCTGAAGGGCGTGACCAACCCGCTGCTGGAAAAATATTGCGGCCAGTTGGTGAACACGTTGATTGTTAATTGCAAGAGCATTACCCCGCAGAGATTAAATGGCGCGGATCGAATGATGGTCCGGGGCTGTGGTAACACAGCATTTGGAACGGTGTGAACCCCTCGTCAGGGGTGTGGCCCATATGGGCTGCTAACAGGGAATGCCTGCCTGAGAGACGGCAGGAGAATCCTGTGGCTGGAAACGGCTGCAACGACTATCTGGGATGAGTGTACCAGGGTAAGGCTGCTATTGACACGCAGTTTGGAGCGCACCGCTGCCGGGAGACCGGTAGAAGATATAGTCTACGCCTGCAAAAAATGACGTAGGTGTGTATGACGGGGATCTGGTCCTAGTATTAAATAGCCCTTTGATGATGAAGGGTGTGGACAGGAACGCAAAAATTGTAATTGATATTGAAGATAAAGTAACTGCGCTGGCGGAGAAGGACACGATCCAGAACCGCACGGCGTGCATTATGCGCAGCTTGAAGAGTTTGATTGGTGAGATTTCCAATTACGCGAGCTGCTACCACAACAAAACACCAAAAACTGAGAAGCAGAAAGAGACATACGCCCGGTATGTTGATCTGCTCTCCATAACCAACGGTGGCTTCGCCGTTGTAAAACCGCGTGAATGCCTTATCAGCAGTGTCGCCTAATGGGCGGCTAACGGTGAAACTCTTTACAATACCGCGTAAAGACAATACCGTGCCAAGCTTTGATTACCAGCTACTGGTAATTATTGAAAGGTGTAACGACTAAGGGTGATGAGTGTAGCCCTGTAGGCCGGGAGATGATAGCCCGGACACCAAGCGCGCGGCCATGGAAACATGGAAGAGATAGTCTGGCCTGTATGGTGACATACGGGGTAATTGAAAAAACGAAAGCTATTGACTTCGCCAAAACCGGTGTGCTGTACCCGGTGCCGCGGCAGATTGCCAAGTATGGCAGACCTTTGCCGTATTTTATGAAATATGCAAGCCCGTACTACAAGCGGATGAAGCGCCTGAGCTGCGCCCACAGCAACATGAATAAGATGTGTTGGGTTATTGAAAAGTGGGCGGACGGGCTGCGCCACAAAAGGAGTGACGGGTTTGATTACACAATTATGATTGACGCGGAGGTGGGATTTAGCCAGGAGCATTTTGATGCGATTGAAAAAATCTATTTTGAGTTTAATAAAACGGTAGCCGAGCTGGCAGAAACTGAATACCATTGCCGTTACTTTGACCGGTTCAAAGATGAGCTGGAGGCTGAGGGCGTTACAAAGGAGTTTGCCGCCAACTTTGAGGTTGACTGGCAGCTGTACTATAACAAGTTCCGTGCCCGGTGTGCAGAGATTTGCCTTGACCCCAAAGAACTGGCCAACATTGCTGTGATGCTTTGCTACCAGAAATACCCCCGCCGCAGCAAGAAGTTTATGTGGGTGGTGGCCGGCACCGGCATTGTGGAGAATATCCAGCAGGTGAACATTTGCTTGCCGCAGCTGTGCGATGACGGTGAATACGAGTACCTGGGTAAGCGTTATGCCCTGGTGCCGGTTGGCAACGAACTGAACATTGAACCGATTGAAGGAGGAGAGGGGTAATGTATTACAGCTATTATTGCAATGAAAAGATGCTGCTGGATAACTTTGACGATTACAATGAAAGCCCGCGGCTGTTACGGCGGCTGTTGGCGCAGAGTGGGTATGAGCCAGATTTTTGTGCAGATATGCAGCTGGCTCATACAGATCCCAAGTACATAAGGCAGTATGACCGGTTGGACCTAATCCAGCAGTACAAGAAAAAACAGCTGAAGAAGTGTGGACTGCGGCAGGTTGACAAGATTTGCCTTTATGAGAGCGACCTGACTTACATCCGGCTGGCGATCCGTACTTATGGGCTGACGCAGCGACAGGTGAAGGTTTTGCTTGGCGTGATTGTTATGTGCCGGCTGAATGGTAGTGACACGCTGGATCTGATGAATCGATACAGGATCAAACAGTTTTGCTCTTGCTTTGGGCGAGATGTGACAGCGATACACATTGATGGCGCGAACTGGTGGGACGGTTATGAAGCGCCGGTGGAGCTGGATGTGCTGAGTGACAAGTGCGGTATATTGAACCGAATTACTTGCAAGCCGGGTCCGGGAAGGATTGGCTGTTTGTATGAGTACCCGTTTTATGATCACAAAAGCGAAGGTGTTTACTGCTGGGATGTGACGGCAGAGAACAACCGGTTGGATATGGATAAATTGTGCGCAGAGATTGGGCTGTTTGACAACCGGTACTGCGAAAAGTGTGGGGAAGAGATTGCGTGGAATGCCAAGGCACACTACTGCAAGACCTGCGCGGAATTGGAGAAAAACGCCAAGACGTTGGTCCGCGTAACCCGCTACAGAAACAAAAATAACACCTTGTAACGCTTGAAGCTGAAAACCCCCTATATATGATTATAGAGGGTAGAGTGCCCCTGACCATTATGGCCGGGGGTCTTTTTATTCTCAGATTATTTTTTTATAAGGAGATTTTTGAAGATGATTGTTATTTCTAAGGAAGAAGCAAAAATGTTGCGCAAGAAGTTCCCCGGTGTGCATATGGTTACGACCGTGAACAAGACGATGGTGGACGAGCTGCCGTATGTGCTGCAGGCTTTGCCCAACAACTATTTTGCGCAGGAAGCTTTGGCTGAAATGGAGCGTGACAAGCGCCACACCGGAATTGTGAATACACGGGGTGACGTGAATGCTTGAACTGCACAAGCTTGCCAAGGAAACTGACAATGAATACATCTACCGCATTTGTGCTGCCAAGGACCAGATTGGCACCTGGGACGATGTGGCGGATGTGATCAATAAAGAGCTGGGCCAGGACAAGGATGAGTGCGTATACCGCAAGAACTGGAAGGCGTTCAGCATGCTGGCGCACGCCAGTGAAACCAACCTGAATGACGCACAGCAGATTTTGGGAGAGATTAAAGAGCAGCGCCGCGAGCTGGAGAAAGAAAAGGTTAAGCTGCGGGACGAGCGCAATGAAGTGAGCCGCCTGATGCGGGTACAAGCCCGTGGAGAGAGCATGCGAGAGCTGATTGAACGGCGGTTCAGCGCTTATAAGCCGGAGACTTTTGAACACATTGGGGTGGTTAGTACAGAAGCACTGACGACCGACCTGATTGTTCACCTGACCGACCTGCATGCGGGGGTTAAGATTGAGAACCTTTACAACAGCTTTGACCAACAGGTGTTGCGTGCCCGGTTGAAGCGTTATGCGGAAAGGGTATATGTGATCCAGAAGCGCCACAATGGCCAGAATTGTTTTTTGGTGCTGGGCGGCGATATGGTAAACGGTGAGATCCACCTGAACAACCGGCTGGAAAACAACGAGAATGTAGTGGACCAGGTAATCAGCGCCGGGGAAGCCGTGAGTTGGTTTGTGGCTGAACTGAGCCGCATGTTCGAACATGTATACATTTATAGTGTGCCGGGCAACCATAGCCGGGTGTTCCCCGCCAAGGAAGATAACCAGCACGGTGAATATCTGGACAAGCTTGTGACTTATATTGTGGACGCACGCTGTGCAGCACTGGGCAATGTAGAAACCTACCAGAATACGATTGACGAGACAATTGCGGACTTTATGGTACGCGGCCGACTGGTGTATGCAGTGCATGGTGACAAAGATACACCGGGTAGCGTGGTACAGACCTTGACTATGATGACAGGTGATAAGCCTGACATTGTGCTGATGGGACACCGCCACACCAATGCCCTGACGACTGTATACGATACGAAAGTATACGAAAGCGGCTGTGTGGATGGCGCGGACAGCTACTGCATGGATAAGAGATTGCGAAATAAACCGGAGCAGAACGTGCTGGTGGTGAATGCTTACGGCGTGGACTGCTGTTACGATATTACGCTGGATTAGAGCGTGGGATTTTTTTGATGAGAGGGGATGGTTTTTAGAGTGGGTGAATATGAGAAGAAGCAGCCCGAATACTTTTGCAGTTATTCGGCGCGGCTTACGAATTTTTTGAAGGCGTTTGGTTTGAGCTATGAGAGCCGGCAGATGAACCCCATTACCCAGACAAGCTACTGTGTGTTTAAGCGCAGCCAGAAATTGATGGATGTGGTGGAGTTTTGGAATGAGTGCCGGAACAACTTCCGTGATTATGATGAGAACGGGAACCGCGCCGATAAGGAGGGTGACTGAACATGGCCGGAAGACCGAAAGGCTCTAAAAATAAAGCTACAATTTTACGAGAAAACGCAGAAGCGCAGGCCAAGATCCGTCGCATGATGGCAGAGGACGATGGGCCTGCGTATTTTGTTTGCGCCTGCTGCGGCAAGCGGTTTATGCACCAGAAGGATAATTTTTCCCCTGCGCAAAGCGAGCTGTGGCGAGGAAACAACCATTACTTCCCGGTATGCAAGAGCTGCATGGACAAGCTGGTTGACCATTATACCCAGGCACTGGGTAATGAGGACGAGGCTATGAAGCGGGTGTGCATGCTGTTTGACATTTATTACAGCGAGGGCCTGCTGAAAAGCACGGCAAAGCACGCCCCGAACACAAGCCGGATGACAGCTTGGATCAGACATTGCAACATGACCCAGAACCATGGCAAGACCTTTGATACCTACCTGGAAGAAATCAACGGGCGGGTGATCAATGATGTAAGTGATATTAGCGAGACACGACCAAACGGCGGCAAGGTAAGCCAGCGCATGGTTGGGTTTTGGGGGCCAGGGTTCAACGAGGCCGAGTATGTGCGGCTGGACAATGAGTACAAGGACTGGATTACCCGGTATGAGTGCTCTACCAAGGCGCAGGAAGAATTGTTCAAAGCGATCAGTATGGCGCAGATTATGCTGACCAAGGCATACCAGACGGGTGACACCAAGAAGGTAAAAGAGGCCAGTGATACTTTGCAGAACCTGCTGGGTAGCGCCAATATTAAGCCGAACCAGACGAACGATAATGCGCTGGCAGAGGCAAATACCTTTGGCACCTTGATTAAAAAGTGGGAAGACAAAAAGCCGATCCCGGAAGCTGCGCCTGAATGGAAAGACGTGGATGGGATTGGTAAATATTTCCGCACTTGGGTGACAGGGCCAATGATGGAACTGTTCAAGATCAAGAACCCGTGGCAGAAAGAATACGAGGAAGGTATGGCACCTTATACGGCGCACCGACCTGAATACACCGGCGGAGAAGAGGAAGAGAACGAGAGTATCCGCAACGCCATTTTTGGCACCCCCGGAGAGTGAGGTGGTGCTTGAATGGTGAAGAAAACTGCAAGAGAGGTTACGGAAGATAAGACAAGCCGGATCATGAACGCCGTGGCGCTGTGGGCCAGCTTTTACCGGGCGAACCCGCAGAGATTTTGCAAGGATTATTTGAACGTAAACCTGAAGATGTTCCAACAGATTTTGATTTATTGCATGGCGCTATGCACAAATTTTTGTTTTATAGCGGCGCGTGGTCTAGGCAAAACATTCCTATGTGCAATTTTCTGCTGTTGGAAAGCGATCTTGTACCCAGGCAGCTTGATTGTGATTGCGAGCAAAACGCGAAACCAGGGCAGCTTGGTACTGAAAAAGATTGAGCAGGAGTTGGTGCCGCGAAGCCCATTACTGCGCAGTGAGATAAAAGATATAACGATAAACCAGAGTGTGGCGAAGATAACCTTCCGCAATGACAGTGTGATTGAGGTTGTGACCGCCGCGGATACTGCCCGTGGCGGCCGTGCGAGTTTGCTGATCATTGACGAGTACCGCATGGTTGACAAGGAAGTGCTGGATCTGGTTTTAAAGAAGTTTTTGAACTACATCCGCCACCCCGGCTACATGGACAACCCCAAGTACGCCCATTTGGCGGAACGCAACCAGCAGATGTACCTAAGCTCTGCATGGTTTGAACAACACTGGTCATGGGATTTGTGCAAGGATTACTTTGTGAACATGTTTGACACCACAAAAAATTACTATTGTTTCCGATTCCCGTACCAGATGAGTATTAAGGAAAACCTGCTGCTGAAGAGCCAGGTAGAAGACGAGATGACAGAATCGACGTTTTCTGACATACGGTTCCGCATGGAAAATGAGGCGTTGTTTATTGGTACGACAGACGGCGGGCTATTTAGCTTTGACGATATTAACAAGCAGCGCAGGATCATAAAAGCGTTCTATGCACCAAACATGATTTTGAACAATAAGGCGGCTTGCCAGTTGCCGGCCAAGAAGACTGGTGAGAAGCGGATTTTGACGGTTGATATTGCCCTGATGAGTTCTAAGCGCCGCGACAATGACGCCACCAGCATCTTTTTGAACAGTTTGGTGCCCGACAGTACGGGCAAGTGTACCAGCAACATGGTGTACACCGAAAATTGCGAGGGTATTATTACGCAGGATTTGGTGCTGAAGCTACGCCGCTACTTTAAGTATTTTGAGTGTGACTACATTGGCATTGACGCAAAGGGTCTTGGTGCTCCTATTATGGATCTGCTGATGCACGAGTGCTATGACCCGGAGACGGGCGAGACATACCCACCGCTGAATTGCTGCAATAACCCGGATTTCCAGGAGCGGTGCCCCGACAAGACGGCACCCAAGGTGATTTGGGCGATCATGGGCAGCAGCCAGTTTAATAATGACGCGACAATTGCGTTGCGAAGCGGAATCCAACAGGGGAGAATCCGGTTTTTGGAATCCGAATATGACTGCGAAGAGATTTTGCGGGCGAATATTAAAGGTTACGACAAGCTTTCACCCATGGAGAAGATGGCGCTGCAGATGCCGTATATCAATACCGGATTGGCTGTAAATGAGCTGGTAAACCTGGAATATGAAGCAACGAATAATTTGATCCGTGTGCATGAGAAGCCCGGCGCACGCAAGGACCGTTACAGCAGCCTGAGCTACAACTATTACATTGCGCTGCAGGTTGAACGCATGATGAGTAAAAACTTTATGCGCAATAAGAAGATTGAAATAAACTTTAGAGCGCCCAGACTGCGGCATTAAGGAGGCGGCTATATGGAAGAAATACAGCAGAAAAAGGTCGCCATGATCAGCCCGGACGGCAAGAAAAGCTTTGTGCCATTGACGGAATTTATGAGTAAGGTGCGGTATGCGAACCTGGCAAACGTGAAGATCCGCGACCTTGAAAATAACCGCGACTACAACCCTACTTATAAAAAGTACACCAAGAGCCAGATTGTTACCTATTTGGCGAACCCGGCCAACTATGAAGTGCAGCTGCGGCAGATGAGCCAATACCTGTTCAATATTTCGAACTATTACAGACGGCTGATCCAGTATTTTGCCAACATGAGCACATTCAGTTACATTGTGGTGCCGTATGGCGTTGATTATTCCAAGAATGTGAACCTGCAAAAATTCAAAAAAGGTTACTATGCGGTGACGGCACAGTTGGAAAAGATGAACCTGCGGCACGAGTTCAGCCGGGCATTGGTGGTGGCGTTCCGTGATGATGTGTATTACGGATACGCATGGGAAACGAACGACAGCTACACATTCCAGCAGCTGGATGCAGACTATTGCAAGATCAGCAGCATTGAGGATGGTGTATACAACTTTGCGTTCAATTTTTCTTACTTTGATTCCCACAATGAGCGATTACCAAATTTTCCGCCGGAATTTACCACGATGTACAGTGCGTACCAGAAGGATTCCGGCTTGAAGTGGCAGGAGCTGTCAAGTGAGAATTCTATCTGTTTGAAAGTAAACGAGCAGACGTATGTGCCGATCCCGCCGTTTGTGAGCTTGTTCAGCGCACTGGCGGATATTGAAGACTACCGGGCGATCAGCAAGGATGCCAGCGAAGTGAATAATTACAAGGCGTTGGCGTTGGAGATCCCGGTGGGGGATGACGGTACATTTTTGATTGACTACGACCTGTGCAAAGAGTTTTACGACATGCTGTGCAACGTGCTGCCGGAGAACATTGGCGCGATTATGAGTCCGATGAAAATCAGCAGCTGGGACTTTGAAAAAAGTGGAGCTGTGAGCGGCAGTGACGATGTGGCAAAAGCCGAAAATTCGATGTGGAAGCAGGCGGGTGTAAACAACATCTTGTTTGGTGGCGGTGAAGACCCCAGCAGCTCTACGCTGAGCCTTTCTACTGTGAATGACCAGATGATTGTGTTTGCGATGATGCGGCAGATTGAACGCTGGATCAACCGTAAATTAAAGAGTGTTTCGACGGCAGTTAAGTTTAAGGTAAATATTTTAGATGTGACGTATTTTAACCGGCAGGAAGTGCATGACCGCCTTGTAAAAGATGGCCAGTACGGAATGCCGGTGCGCAGTGCCATTATGGCGACAAGCGGATACAGCCCAAGCGATGTGGAAAACATGCAGTACCTGGAAAACACGGTATTGAACCTGGCGGCCAATGAGGTACCGCTGATAAGCTCCAACACGCAGAGCGCTGCTGACAGTGATGCCGCGACAGATGAAGGCGGACGCCCCACCAATGCAAGTGAGGGTAAGGCGCTGACAGACGCAGGCGAGAACAGCAGCGAGGAAGACCTGGCGACAGGAGGCTGATTGAGCGATGAAGCGTGAAGTTAAGGTGCGCGGTCGTGACGTGGTACTATATTTGCTACGCCAGAAAAAGAAGCTGGTGCGGGAAGAGCGCGACAGTGGCGGCCATACAGTATATATTTTTGAACTTGACGACGATGATTTGAAGGCTGTGCAGGAGTTTGCCGCACAGCAGAAAAAACGAAATTACTTTTGAGAGACCGCTATGCAAGCGGCCTTTTTTAGTTTACGGGGTGATTGGATGTGAGTGAGCGGTTGAACCGCCTGCCAATTACCTTTGAAAAAACCGGAGAAGTGATGGGCAAAGATGCGCGTTTTATTAACGTGACGATTGATGTGCTGCATACTGGCGGCAACCTGAACGGATCGCGGTTTGAAAAAGAGGTAGTTGACCGGGCAGCAAAGAGTATTGCGAATACCCCGATCCTTGGATACATTGAGCAGAATGACGATGATGAGCTTGATTTTAAGGGCCACGAACATGAGCTGATTGTGGACGAGGACGGGATTCGATATGTATATGCCGGCAGCGCTTACGGTGTGATACCGGAGAGTTGCAACCCGCGCTGGGTAAGCCGGGATGACGGCACAGGAAAAACACGGGAATATTTGCGCGTTGATGGGTTGCTGTGGACCAAGTTTGACGATTCCTGTGGGATTTTTGAGCGGGATGTGGTGAAAGGGCAGAGCATGGAGATCACCAACATGGAAGGCTATGTGGATAAAGACGGCTACTATGTTGTGCAGAATTTTGATTTTGATGGTTGCTGCGTGCTTTCCACCACTGACCCGCAAATCCGACCAGCAATGACGGGCAGCACAGTTACGGCGAATTTTACCGCCGCGACGATTGCGAGCCAGGTTAAGGATATGCTGGCGGAATACACAGCTTTACAGAGATCTGAATCCTCCAAGGAGGCTCAGATAGATAATTTTGCGAAAGGAGACGATTGCTTGAAAGAAAAAGAAGAAATTCTGGCTTCTTACGGCATTGACGCTTCTACGCTGGAGTTCTCTTTGGAGGAAATTACCATTGAGGAACTGAAAGCGAAGTGTGAAGAGATGGCTGCGGCAAAATCTGCCGAGCCGGAAGAGCCGCAGGGTGAACCGGAAAGCGAGCCGGCCGCAGAGCCTGCTGCTGAACCTGCAGGACCCGAAACCCCGGCAGAGCCGGAAGGCGGCGAACCTGCTGCGGATTACAGCCTGAACCTGTGCGACAAGCTGAACGAAGTAAACGAGGCCATTAGCGCTGAAACCATGATTGACCCGTGGGGCTATGAAGTGAGCCGCTATTGGCTGCAGGACGTGCAGGATGACCTTGCTGTTGTGATGGATTGCCAGGATTGGAAGATCTACAGCTTTACCTTTACCATGGATGGCGACAACGTGAAAGTTGATTTTGCCAGCAAGAAACGCATGAAGGTAAAGTACGAAGCCTGGGATGAAGGCAGTGCCGATATGGGCGTGCCCGCGCTGTACAGCACCATGGGCGACAAGGCCAAAGAGCAGACCGAAAAACTGGAGGCTGCCAACAAGCAGTACAGCGAACTGAAAGCAGAGTATGACGAGATGAAGCCGAAATATGATGCTTACGTTGCGGCCGAGGCTGCTGCTGCCAAAGAAGAAGAGAGCGCTAAACGCGAACAGCTGTTTGCCGTTATGGATCAGAAGCTGGATGGCGATGCTGATTATGCCAAGCTGCGAGATAACAAGACGATGGAGTTTACCGTTTTGGAAGATGCTTGTTACAAGCTGTTAGGCAAGAAGGCCGCTGAGTTCAGTTATGTTCCGCCCAAAGAAAAGAAGGGCGAGGTAAACAAGGTACGGTTTGGCGTGAATGGCACCCAGAAAACAGAGAAGCGCTATGGCGACCTGTTTGAACGTTACCTGCATACAAAAGAGTAAAAAAAAGGAGTTACATATTATGGCTAATATTAAACATGCTGTTGTTAGCACCGATATGCTGGTTGGTTCCAGCAACGCTGCCTACCTGAAGAGTGTTGTTTTTTACAAGGATGGCAGCCCTGCCGCCATTGATAATGGCAACATTGTTGTGATTGGTGATGCGATCGGCCCCGAAACCTACAAGGCTGAAGCACCTGCTGCTGATTCCAAGCGCTCCCTGCTGGCCCTGGTTGCCGGTGTTGAGCTGTTTTACGATGAGACCCGCACCCATTACCTGACCGAGTGGGAGAACGAAACTGGCAAGCCTGTTCGCGTTTACCTGCTGGTTGCCGGCGCTGATTCTTTCCGCGTTACGGCCGAAGCTTTTGACGGCACCCCCGAAAAGGGCAAGTTTGTTGCCTTTGCTGCTGGTTCTACCAAGCTGAAAATTGAGGCTGATGCTTCTGCTGACAATGTTTTTGGTGCGATCAAGCGCGACCCTGTGAAGGTTGGTTTTGGCGACGGCCAGTATACCTATTACATCGTTGACGTGATCGCCTGATTTTTGTATCAGCGAGTTAGTTATAACTAATTACCGGTGTGGCCTATGGCTGCACCTATCTTTATATGTAAAGGAGTATTAACATGGATGAGAAACTGATTAAGCTGGCCGTTGATGGCTACCATGGCCACCTGGGCGAATACAGCGTGAAAGACAGCCAGGAAGTTCTGCGCCAGGCCATGATTGAGGCTAATAATGGCAAAACCAGCATGAACTACAAGGATATCCGCGACGGTAAGTGCACCAACCTGTTTGCTATTACCGAAGTTTTGATTGATAAGGTCAGTGAAGAGGGCCTGAAGGGTGACGAGTTCTTTACCAATTTTATTGAGGACCGTAACACCTCTCTGGGCGATACCAACATTTTCCATACCACCAAGCCGTGCCTGCTGACTGTTGCCGACATTGCTGAAGGCACCCAGGGCGTTCGCCGTCAGCGCCTGGAAGCCGGCCAGGACATTACCGTGAACACCCAGCTGCGTGCTGTGAAGGTTTACGAGGAAATGAACCGCGTGATGGCTGGCCGCATTGACTTTAATGACCTGGTTGACACTGTTGGCCGCAGCTTTACCCAGTATGATCTGGACAGCGCTTATCTGGCATGGACCAGCATGTTTACCAAGCTGGACCCCGTTTATACCCAGAGCGGTTCTTACAATGAGGACAAGCTGCTTGACCTGATTGAGCACATTGAAGCTTCTACCGGAGACACTGCTACTATCGTTGGTACCCGCAAGGCACTGCGCAAGATTACTACTGCTACCATGGGTGAGCAGGCCAAGAGCGACCTGTACAGCATGGGCTACCTGGGCCACATTGCCGGCACCCCGATGATTGCGATGAAGCAGCGCCACAAGATCGGCTCCACTGAGTTCATTCTGCCTGACGACACTGTTTACATTTTTGCCGGCGACACCAAGCCCGTGAAGCGCGTTACCGAGGGTGAAGTTACCATGCTGATGGGCGACCCGATGAACAAGGCCGACCTGACCCAGGAATTCCTGATGACCAAGCGTACCGGTATTTCCATTATTCTGGACCGCGACTTTGGCAGCTACAAGTTTGCCTGATTTTGAGCTGAACGATACCCCTGCCGCAAGGCGGGGTTCTTTTTTTTATATAAGGAATATTTTGGAGGTATGTTTTGGCAACTGCGAAGATTACCAATGAGACCATGGTGGAATGCAAGAACGGCACCCATGGCAACTTGTTTTATGCTTCGACCCGCAACCCCGGCTACACCGTTGAGTGGACCGAGTTTGGCGAGGTGCAGGAGATGGACTACGCCGAGCTGCTTGTAATGCGTGGCAGCCAGCCGCGGTTTTTCCGTGATAACTGGATTTTGATTGAGGACGCCAACGTATTGCGCAAGCTGGGTGTGGAACGTTACTACAAGAATGCGCTGACCACGGAGAATTTTGACGGGGTATTTAAGTGGACCCCGGATGAGATCCGCGAGAAGGTGCCCAAGATGAGCGAGGGGATGCGCGACAGCATCCGTATCCGCGCAAAGGAGATGCTGAAGGCAGACCAGCTGGACAGCCGTGCCATGATTAAAGCATTGAACGATGTGCTGGATTGCGATTTGGAAGAATCCGTTGCGTTGGAGGCACCCAAGAAACCCAGAACCCGCAAGAGCGGCGTTGAGATTGTGACGATCGGCGGAACCGAAGAATAATGAGAGGAATGGTGCGGGCCAATGGGCACAAGATACGAGGAAGTTTATGAGCGTTACCGTGGCCAAGTCCGCAACTATGAGTTCCTGGACTACGATGCGGTGACAAGAGAAGCAATGCAGCTGGATCTTTTGAAGATGGCGATCAGCGATTTTGAGGATGTGTGCAAACAGGACCTGAATGATAGGGAAGATGACCTGCTGGAGTTCAACATTACGCTGACGAACCGCGAGAAGGATATTTTAGCACTGGGCATGATTGTGCATTTTGTGCGCCAGTATGTTTATAACACAGACGCATTGCAGAACGGATTGAGCACAAAGGATTTTACGTTGTTTTCGCCCGCCAACCTGCTGGAGAAGATGACGACCCTGCTGACCACGACAGAGCGGCAGCAAATGAAGGAGATTAACCTGTACTCTTTCCGCAATGGGGAAATTTCGAGTTTGACTGAGTGAGGTGGTAGCGTATGAACTATGAGACATATGCTGCTATGCTTGGCAGGCACGGAAGTACGCGGCGTGACCGGATGGTTGAAAAGAGCAAACGGGACACGCTGAGAATGGGGCCTGACTCCCCTGCCTATAAAGAGGTAGAGATTGAGGGGGTACCCCACCACATGATGATTATTAGCAGCACGGTGACAAACCAAAAGATTATACGCACCATGCCGGGCGACAACTTTGAGATTGGAAAAATTATGCTGTTTAGTAAAAGCCATTGGCTGATTACAGAGCGCGATGCGGACGATGAAATAACCGTGCGCGGCAAAATTGAGCTGTGTAACCGGAGCATCCAGTGGCAGAACCATGAGACCGGGGAAATTATTACCCGGTGGGCGGTTGTGGACAAGCCGTATTTTTCCAACCTGAACGAAGATGTATACATGACCATTTCCAGCCGCGAATTCCAGGTGAAAATACCGTATGACGAGGAATCGGCGTTGCTGGATGTGGGGAAACGCCTGATGATGGAGCAGATTAACGGCAAGCCTAAAACTTACCGTGTGACCTGTGTGGATGCCATGACGGAACGCTATGACTGGAATGACGCCCAGACGGGATTTTTGGTTTTGAACCTTGAACAGGACCAGCATGTGGAAGAACAGGATAACGCCGAAAAGATGCTATGCGATTACCAGGAGGTAAAGCAGGCACCGGAGGACGGCGAAGTGATTATTAAATACGCGGGCGAACCTAAAGTGCGCATTTGCGGGCGCGGCAAGATTTTTAAGGCCACGATTGATGGCAAGCCGCTGCCGGGATGCACCTGGAGTCTGAGCGTTGATGATAAAACACTTGAAACAAAGGTATACCTTGCCAACAGTGTGCAGTGGAACCGGGTGACTGGGGACAGTTGCCGGGTATGCGCAGAGGATAATGCCGCGCTGAATGGAGCCACCGTGAAACTGACGGTTGTGGCACCGGACGGCAAGAGCACAGACAGCATTGCAGTGAAGGTGGTGGACGTATGAACCTGAGTGAGCTGGGAGAATACAAACACAAAGTAGCCGCCCTGCTGGCACAGGACGACACCATTATTAACCTGCTGCTTGGCCCCGTGGACGATGATACTGACACGGACGAGATGCTACTGGGCGATAAGAGCATTAGCACCGGACATATTTACGAGTTTGAGTATGTGCCGGAGATCAATGAAACGGCGGACACCTACCTGTGCATGGAGACCGTGGTGGCTAAGGCACCGAGCGATACGGCATACAGAGTGTACCTGTACATTTTTGCCTATTGCAATAAGAAGGTAATGAAGAGTTACCGACACCCTGGCGTGCTGGGGACGAAGGCCGATGTGTTGGCCATGAATGTTGACCGTTTGCTGAACGGCAGCGAAGATTTTGGAATTGGGAAGGTACGGTTACTGAACAACGATGTATACAAGCCGAATAATAATTATTACGGCCGCTGCATTACATACGAAGTGATGGCGTTCAACCGCAAGATGGGTGGCGCAAAGTGAAAGTACCGTACTATGAACTGCTGAATCCCGAAGGTTTTATGGTGAAAAATGTGGGCAGAGTACACTCGCCACGACTGAGTGACATTAACAAGCGCGGCTATATGAGCTATCAGTTTGCGCTAAGTACCTTGCTGCTGACACCACAGGCGATGTTTGAAGACATTGCCAAGGTAACAGGGCAAGAGAACCCGTATGAAGCTTTGAGCGAGGAGGAAAAAGCCACCATAAACACCTTTGATTTATTGAGTATGAGCAAAGAAAGCCAGGCGGAGATGATTGCCGCACTGGCCTTTTTTATTGATGCGCCGCTTGAATATGATGAAGCGCACCATGCTGTGCTGGTGAATAAAACCGAAGTGGACGATAAGATCCTGATTGATGGTTCCATAACGCGAGATAACTGGGCAGAGATTTGCGACATTTGCCTGCAAACCGCGTACATAGACCAGAAGCGGGAGGAAAACTTGAAGTTCAAAAATGAGGCTGCCCGCAAGTTTTATGAACGATTCCAAAAGAAAAAGGCTGAATATGAAAAATCGAAACGAAAAGGGTATAAGAGTAACCCTGATTTGGAGTTGGGGAACATCATCTCTGCGCTGGCGACAAACCATAACAGCCTGAATTATACGAATATTTATGATTTGACGGTGTACCAGGTGCATGACGCTTTTAACCGTCAGAATATAAAAAAACAAAATGAGATCCATGACATGAACTATGCCGTATGGGGTGGCGAGAACGACCTTGGCGGATGGTACAAACACATGGAGACTGACAAATAATAACGGAGGAATAAGATATGGCTGTAAATCCGAATATGGCGAACCGTGAAGTTGCTGATCTGGTTCTGCTTGATTACAAGACCAAGAAAGTTTTTCTGCCCATTGATTTTGCCAACGTGACCACCACTGACTTTACCGCAAACCGCGTGTTTGCAAAGGGCGGCCAGGGCGCACCGAACCGTGTTGGCTTTGATGGCGAGCGTGCAGGCACCCTGAAGGTTGATACCCAGATCATGCCTGTTAAGCTGTTTGCCCTGCTGAGTGGTCAGGACATTGGCAAGGTTGCAAAGATTATGAAGCGCGAGGTACTGACCGCCACCACTGACGGCATTGAGCTGAGTGAGACCCCGAAGGCCGGCACTGTGCAGGTTTTTGCTGTTTCTGATGACGCTGGCACTGAGATCAGCGATCTTACTACAACTGACAAGAAGGTTACTGGCGCTGGCCTGCAGGACGGCAAGAACTATATTGCCTACTACTTCTACGACAAGAACGATGGTGTTCAGACCGTCAAGTTTGATTCTGACACATTCCCGCATGCCTTTGAGATCCACGGTATGATGCCGTTCAAGACCGAGGACGACGAGATTGTACAGTGCGAGCTGGTTTACTACAAGGCTCAGCCGCAGGCAAGTTTCAGCCTGGCATTCCAGAACACTGGTGATCCGACCACTGTTTCTATCACCTTTGACTGCATGGCCAACCAGGATGGCGACATTTACGACATGAACTTTATGGAGTGATCAACGCAAATCCCTACTTTATTATATATAGGTTTGAATTGTGATGTTTGATCCGTGGGGGAGCGAAAAGCTCCTCCATTTTTAGAACGCGAAAGGAGTGGCGTGCATATGGAAGACAAGAATACCAGCGGTTTTACCGATGTGAAGATTGAACCTGTTGAAATTGTTGCCCCGCCCAAAGTGCCCCTGAAGCGTCAGGTGCGCCCGCTGAAGGGCGTGGTTGTATACTGCAGCAAGGAACGCGGCTACATGGGGTTTGAATGTGATGGGCACGGCTACCAGGTGCCGGTGAAAGACGGCTATGCCGTTGGCAATGTGGTTAAATTCAAGATTGCAGACGGGAAGATTGAGCTGTGCAAGTAAGCGGACGAAGCAAGTATAATGTGAGCCGTGACAAGAGCAAACGCACCTATGACGGGATTGTGTTTGACTCTGAACTTGAGATGAAATATTACCGGGATGTTGTGCTGCCGGGGGTGGCCAGCGGGGAGATTGTGGACTATCAACTGCAGAAACCCTATGAGCTACAGCCAAAGTACCGCAAGGAACGTGGGGGAAGAATGGAGACGGTGCGAGCCATTAACTATGTGGCTGATTTTTGGTTGAAGTATAAAGATGGCACGACAGAGGTAATTGACACCAAGGGGTGCCCGGATACTGTGGCACTGATGAAGCGGAAGATGTTTGATTACCTGTACCCGGATGAGCATTTGCGCTGGATTGTGTACCGTAAACGGCGTGGTGGGTGGATTGATTACGACACGCTGTAACTGTGATTATGCCAAGAAACGACAGAAAAGCTTGTTGAGCATAATAAAATTAAGACATGGTACCCGAATAGAACATGAACACGGCTCCGCCTGAAAAGGGCGGGGCTTTTTATTTTGTGAGGTATTTTTTTATGGAAATTAAGAAGAACATCCGTGTGGGCGACAGAATCCGGTTTGTGGATTTTGTTTGCGACATGTGCGAGAAGGACGGCAAGCAGTATTACGCGCTGTTTGATTATGCTTGGCGCATTGCGGTGATTACCTTTTTTGCCCCGGAAGCGGAGCTGGACAAGATGGACACAGATGAGATGTGCGACTTTGTTTACAGCCGACAGGGCATTGAAATTGTGGAAGACCCGGATATTGCGGTGGTTACAGCGGGACTTTATGAGGCATGTGAAGCCGAGATGAAAGACCGGAAAGAAAAATACATGAAGGTATTTGATGCGATCAACCACCCGGACCCGCTTGACCGGATTGCAGACGCCTTTGCAGAGATTGCAGGGAATTTGAGCCAGCTGGGAGACCAGGAATTTTTGGCTGATCTGGTAAAGAAAGTGCGCGAAGGCGAGCAGCCCGCAAAGAAGCCGCCCGTGAAGATTGAGGTTGTGAACGGCAAGGAGAGTTAAATGGCCAAGACGGTAAGCACACAGAAAGGGCTGGAACTGGAACTGCAGCGGCGAATTAACCTGGCACTGAATGGCGGGGCGAAAACGGCTGTGGAGAATTGTCTGAAGAAGCATATCCAGGAAGATGTACTGGATGTATACCAGCCGAAAGTATATGAGCGCCGTGGCCAAGGCGAAGGGGCATTGGAAGCCGACAGCAGCGTGGTGAGTAGCGTGAGAGAGCATGTGCTTACGGTAAAGGATATTGGTGTGCCGAATGAATCAGCCGTTGGTGGGCAATACAAAACCGGCACCAATACATCGCTTGCTGAGATGGTGGAGAAGGGCGATGTGAAAAACATTTGGGGTTCGCCACCTGATGCGGCCTATTTGCACCCGCGCCCGTTTGTGGCAAACACGGCAAAAGAAATCGCAGATGGGAACAGCGCCGTACATGGAGAGATTGTGAAAGCCATAAAAGAGCAGTTCCCTGATAATTAACGCGACGAGAGCTTCGGCTCTTGTCTTGAGCGGCTGATTGAAAATAATCGGCCTTTGAAGGCTTGAGCCGAACTGTAAGGGGGAAAGTATATGGCGGAAGATTTAAGTATTAAGTTAAAGGTGGAACCTGACGGCGGTGGTGTGCAGGGGAAACTGGATAAGATTGCGAAAGACAAAAAGTTTAATGTACAGATTGGCGATAAAAACCTAAAGACACAGCTAAAGAGCATCAGCAAAACCATTTCCGGGACGCTGGAAAAAGCAATGGCCAATACTATGAAAGCCATTGACGACTATGCGAAAAGTGCCCAGCAGGCAGCTGGTGTTATTGAGCAGGCACAAAAACGAGAACAGGCAGCGCTTATTTCTAACGTGAATCTGTTGGCAAGAAATGCACAGGAACGCAAAGAAATTACTAACGCGATTCAAGGACAAAATGCCGCTCAAAATAAGTTAAGAAATGAAATTGCATTGACCGCAGCACAGGAAAATGAATTGCGGAAAAGGTCCAACAGGGATCTTACCATCCGTCAGCTCCGCGCAGAACAACAGGAATGGGAACAGCTGGAGAAAGAAATTTCTGATGTTAATAACCTTATTAAAGAAAAAAACAGGGCTGCCGACACTGGAAGTAAAAAAAACAATAAAAAAGACGACGCTGAGTTCACTGTAGATCAGAAATTCCCTGAAGTTCAAAAAGAGTTACTTAATTTAATGACAGACGATGACGCGTTTGATATTGGTATTGGAAAGAGTTCAGAAAAAGCATCAGAGGATATTCTGACTGGGTTTAATCTTATTAGTGATAGTATCGGAAAAGGGAAAGATGCCATCCGAAAAGCTGTTGCCGAATTCCAAGGAGAAAGTGGCGCTGGTAGTATATTTGATACGTTCAGTTATTTATTTGATGTTGAAGGTGACTACAGTGGCGACATTGATGCCTGGATTGATGCCGAGATCCCAGATGAAAAAATAAAAAATGCTCTAAGTAAAAAGTTCAAATCTATAATCACCGCTGCTTCTGATGATTCTGAAAATGAATTAAGTAACGCCTATAATCAATATGTAAATACAATATCTAAACTTTTTGAGGATTATTATGCGGCGATTGAAAAAATAACCAATAAAGCATCTACGACAAAAGATGTAGAAAAAGGCGCTAAAGAGCTTCAAACGGTGATTGTAGAAATCGCTTCCACTATTGGTATTTTGCCGGATAACGTAAAAGAAAAAATGCTGGCCAACGTAACAGAGCCGCTTGATAAGGTTAAGGAAGCAATCGAACAACGCAAAGAAGCACTAAAAAATAAAATGCTTGGCAATGACGAGCAGGGAAGTAATGACGTAAAGTTAAAAGTTGATATTGACGATGCGGATACTGAAGAGCGCTTAAAAAACACAACTGAAACTATTATTTCTCAGCTCGATACGATGGCGCAAAAGCAAAGGGATATTACTGTTGCGAAAGAAGCCACGGTAAAAGCCGAGCAAAGCATTTACACAGAAACCCAAAAAAGTATCAAAGAACTCCAAACTTTGGTTGAACAGAAAGAACAACTTGCAAAAAAAATTTCAGAACTGAGATCTGAGGCTACTGGCATTCCTGACGGCAAAGGCCAAACTGAAGATGCCAAGATGCTGATGGAAACACTTTCTGCGATCGATCCGAGCAAAGTAAAAACTGTTCTGGATAATGTTTCTGCATTTGTTGATTCTGTAGTGAAGAGCAGTTCGGAACTTAAAACGACCAAAACAAAAGCTGCTGAATTTAATGCAGCTATTGAGAGCATCAATAAAACTTTAGCAACCTCGATTGTCTTTTTGACCAGCTTGACCAAGGAAGATAAAACAACCAAAGGAAAGCGCGGCAAGAAAACACAGAAAACCGAAACCACTGAGGTTGATGAAGCTGTAAAGCTGCAGCAGTTGGTATTGAACGCAGAAAAAGCGGCGGACGCGGTTAAAAATGCTATCACCAATGCCAGTAATTCAATTAGCACCATTACGACCGAATTGAAAACAGCAGCTACCAGTGCAGACGGAGCAAAAGAAGCGACTCGCCCCATGATTGAGGCTGCGATTGCCCTGAACAATACTTTTAAGCAGTATAGTGAATCCCTAGCTGACATAAAAACTAACGCTGGTCTTATAAACGGAACCGTAACCAAGGCCAAGCGTGGAAAGAAATCCACCGTTGAGACTACCAGCATGGATGATGTATCCGCCAGTGTTACAAACGCGAATGAGGCCTGTACCCAGATCCACACGATATTTACCAAGTTTGCAAAGATTGGAGCTGCAACGGATGGGTTTGCTGAAAAGGCAGCGCAGATTATTGCGGCATCTGATGAAGTAAACGCTATTATTCTGGCTTATAAAACCGCTGGCGAGCGCACAGCAACTACAACGGCTAATGCGGCAAAACAACAGCAGAGTGCTGCACAGGAGCTTTCTGCCCAGATGGAAACTGTTGGTGCGACCCTGAATAATGCCGGCGAAAAGGTTGGCCGGGCTACCACCGCACTGAGCGAAGCTGCGCAGGCCAGCGGAACAATTGATGCTAGTGTAAAGACCCTTGTGAACGCCGGGAACCGAGTGAAGCGGCTGTTTACCAGTTATGCTAACATTGCAGCAGGGTTACAGGAAAACCTGGACAAAGTGGCAGAGATTGATGGCAGCAAGAATGCAACAACTTACCGCAAGCTTGGAAACTTTATCAATAACATCGTTGATTTTTATAAGAAGTCTATTGGTGAGCTGAGTGCCATCAACAGCGTTAAACTGCCGAAAGATGAGAACGGCAAGACGGTGACGCCGAAAGCTGATGCAGCAGTAGCAGAAGCCACTCAGCGATTTAAGGCAACGCTGGATGAAGCATTGAGTCAGGCACTGGCTACGCTGAAAGATACCAGCGGCCTTGATGCAAAACTTGCCAAGGCACAGCAAAGTACAGTCGATGCTAAAAAGGCCAAGACTGACATTGTAAATGGCTTTGCGGAAATTACTGCCGTATTTAATAGTCTAACGAATGCAGCCAAGAGCATTACGGACAGCATGACGGACCTTGCCAAACTGAAAACCATGACCGACGAGGTAAACATGGACCAGTTTGCGGAGCTGATTAACAACTCTGTTGATGAGCAGATTAAGAAAATCTCCACTAAGATCCGCAAGGACGCGATGCTACAAACCAGCCCTGATAATAGCCATGTAACATCGCTGGCAATGAAGACCGGTAATCTTGGTGCAATGATTAAGCAGATGCCGGAAGGCACTGTAAAAGATAGTTATACCAAGCAATTTGCTGAACTGAATGATGACATTACTGCCTTTTATAATGGCAGCGAAAAAGCCGCAACAACATGGGCAGATATTGTTAGCCGGACCACCGAGATGGCGGAAGGTGTAAAGCAGGTTAATAAAGGAACCCAGGAAGCGGCCAAAGCGGCGGCACAAGTAGCTGATGAAGAATCTGAAGGTACAAATGCTTTGCTGGCCAATGCAGCTAAATATGCTGAATTTACTCAAGCGCTTGATGAAGCTACCAAGTTCCAGTTCGATAATAAAACGACTGAAAATTATGATAATTCAGTAAAAAAACTTTCTGCCGATCTTTCGTCCGTTTTTGATGCCATCGCTCGCTTTGATAAGGATGGCAGCGATAGGAACGCAGACATTCTTCAAGCTTTAATACGGCAGGCAGAAAAAGATGTTGTTGACATTAAAACCCAGACAGTTCAATTACAAGAGCTTTCTAAAATTGATCCTGCCGCCAGCATCTCTAAGGCTTCGAAGCTAGACATAAATGGCACAGAAAGCGCAAAAATTACTCGTTTGCGAGAAGAATTCAAAGAGACTCAAACAGCTTTAGAAAAAGCCAGAAAAGAGTATGAAAAAGACTGGAGTTCCGAAAACTTTGATAAGCTTAAAATCGCTATGGATAATTGCTCATCTGCTGCTAAAAGATTTACAACAGCAGTAAACACGGCCAATGACACCATGGCTGATAATAGCGTTAGAAGTAATGAGCGCCAGTTTGAGCAGATTAAGGACTTTTTGGCAAACCACAAGACGATGCTAACGGCTTTACAGCGGAGCGCTGGCAATAAGGGATTTAAGGATAATGGTATTTACCAGCAAACTGAAAGCGCTCTTAAAAAAATGGCTGAAGAAGCTGAACAAGTTAAATCTGCAGCTGACGTTCCAACTTTTATTGCTGCGATGGCCAAGCAGTTTGAAAATGCCAAAACACCGATTGAAAGTGTCTCTGATGCGTTGAACGCTGTTAAAACAAAGATTGGCGAAACAAAGGCGGAAGCTGATAAGTTTAATGGCAACCTTAAATCTCAGCGTGATGTGAACACTTATATTAAGAGTGTTTCTAATTCTTTGTATACAGCACAGAGGTATTTGTCTAATAACTCTAAAATTACAACTGATCCTGCGATATATGCACGGTATCTTGAATATATTGAACGCTACCAGGAATTGCTAAAATCCGGGAAAATCACACAGCAAAACGGCCAGGAATATGCAAGCGAAGCATCCAAGGAATTTGCAGAACTGAAAAAAGCAGTACAGGATGCTGGCCTTGAAACTGACACGCTGGCGATGAAGTTCAAAAAGTTGTTTGAGACAAATATCAAGAGTCAGTTTGCCAGCCAGGTAATTAGCATGGTTGAGCAAGGGTTACGACAGATTTACCAGAACGTGGTGAATATTGATTCTGCCATGACCGAGCTGAAAAAGGTTACAGACGAAACTGACAATACATACGATGCGTTTTTGGATGATGCCGGTACGCGAGCAAAGAACCTGGGCGCTTCTATCAGCGATATTGTAACGGCCAGTGCTGATTTTGCACGGTTAGGTTACAGTTTGGAAGATTCCAAAGAATTGGCTGACGCGGCCGTCCTGTACCAACATGTGGGGGATGGAATTTCTAGTGTCAATGACGCTAGTGAATCTATCATTTCCACAATGAAAGCATTTGGCGTTGAAGCAAAAGATGTAACCAGCATTGTTGATAAATTTAATGAGGTGGGTAATAATTATGCCATCTCCTCGGCTGGAGTTGGCAGTGCGCTACAGCGCTCGGCATCCGCCTTGCATACCGCAGGAAACACGTTGGACCAGAGTATTGGTATGATTGTGGCTGCCAATGATGTTGCGCAGGACCCGGAGTCGGTAGGTAACGCGCTAAAAGTATTGTCACTGCGCATCCGTGGCGCAAAGACCGATCTTGAACAGATGGGCGAAAGCACGGACGACGTTGCGGTGAGCACCTCCAAGCTGCGAGAACAGATTAAGGCATTGACCAATGTTGACGGCAAAGGTGGATTTGATATCCTGACCAAGAGTGGAGACTTTAAGTCAACCTATGAGATCATGGAAGGCATTGCCAACGTTTGGAAAAAGATGAACGATGTTGACAAAGCATCTCTGTTGGAACAGGTTGCTGGCAAGAACCGCGCTAACGTTGTTTCCGGTATGCTGGACAACTGGAAGGACGCACAGGATGCCGCCAAGACTGCCGCTGAATCTGCCGGCAGCGCCACAAAAGAAAACGAAACTTACCTTGATAGCATCAATGGTAAAATCTCGCAGTTCACAGCAGCATTTGAGAAGCTTTCTAAGGATGTGCTGGATAGCGATCTGATAAAATTCTTTATTGAATTAGCAACACATATTGCCAATCTTGCTGATGAAGCTGTGAAGCTTGTTGACAATTTTGGACTAATTCCAACTGCACTAACTGGTATTAGTACAGGGCTTGTAACGTCACTTATTAAGAACAAAGGCACCAGTGGTAAATTGTATGCCCGTTTACACAAGGGGAATAGTTGTGTAGGATGCAGGTGCCAAATAATTAAATACCCAAATTGCTGGGAAAGGCTAAGAGCCGCATAGCCATAGTGAACCGGTAATGGAACACTATGGAGCCGAAAGGCAGAAATAAGTATGCGGATGCGGTATGCTGAGAGAAAAGCCGCCCCTACGGGGGGGTGCTAACCCGCGTAAACAATGCTCAGTCAGCAGCCGAGACACCGCGTGCAGGAATGTGCGCAGAAGAAGATGTGTGAACTTTGGTGTTTTGGTTCATCGACTGTATGGGTAGCCCTATTCCATGGTGAAAACCAGACGGGAAGAAAGACAGTCAGAACATTACGGGAAAGCCGTAAGAAGGTTATAAAAATATATTTATGAAGGTGGTTTTTTGAGGAGATGAGTTGAAAGTGAAGTGGTTGAATGGTATAATTGATAAGGTAATTTACAGATACAAACAGTATAAAAATCATAGGTGGATTGAAGAGCATAAACAATGGCTTTTTGAAAACTATGATGGATTAACTGTTGAAGTAAAAGATGAAGCCATTGTGTATGCTGGACGCGATGATTATATCGATCCAGACAACTCAAAGCGACATCCAGCTGTATGGTACAGGGTTCCCATTAACCTAGAAAAATGGGGAAGAATATATGATCAACAGGTGAGATATAAATGAGTTCCTTTACTGTCCCTTATGGTGTAACATCTACAGCATTGTTTATCCGCGTAAAGGCGGAGGCTAATGGGGAGTACTATGAGGGATGGGGACTGATTGATACTGGTTCTGTTGACAGCGGAATAACTGAAACTGTTGTAAATAAGTTAAATGTTGTTCCGATCAAAGGTAAGGAATACCATACGGCAAATGGTAAAATTGTCGCACCAAGATATAATATTTCTCTTACGCTGCAGAATAATGTTGTTTTCTCTGACATCCAGGCTTCACTCTTTACAAATAACGGAGACGGCTTTGATTTTTTGATTGGGATGGATATTATTTCTCAGGGAAGCTTGGCTGTAACTAATTACAATGGCGCGATGCGAATATCGTTTGAATACCCCGCACACGGAACGATCGATTTTACAAACATGTAATACATAATAAAGATAAGCCCTGACCTTTAATGGCCGGGGCTTTTGGTATTTTTGAGAGGCAATTTTATGGAACCAAATGATTTATTGAGACAGTGCCAAAAAGAATTGTTGTTTAACCGTACATATGACGTAAAACAAGACGAGTTGTGCTATTGCTGTGATGACGGGAAAGAAAAACACATAATTTTAATTGATTGTAGCGACATAGCTTATAAGGACATGGATTACAATTCTGAAAAGAAAGTTTTAGATGCGTTTATTCAGAGCTGTTGTTGCAAGTGCGAGGGAAAGAATTGTACTGACCACAAAGAGGACAATCATATGAGTAAATAAGCTCACAGGTGTCTGGGTCTATGTCCTCTTTTACAGGAATACTATCTTTATCGACGCTTGGCATCGTAAACAATTGATAAGTCCCTGTTGACGCATAGCGATTTCTTGATGGAAGATACCAATGAATCGTCTGCCCGCAATAAGTGCAAATATGTGTTCCTTGTATGTTTGACATGATAAAACACCTCCTAATGGAGATAATAGGAAATTGAGGAAATTTTTATGGCATTTATGGAAGGTATTTTGAAGCCTTGCCAGTGCAAGGTACTGTTTGAGCGAGAATATAGTGCTGAGCAAGACGCAATGATTTATAAGTGCGAATATGTTATGCGGGCAGTAGCAATCAACTGCAAAAGCTTGACGGCAAACCAAGCGGAGCAGATGGACAAGTTTGCGATGATGGGAATTTATAACGGCGGCTGTTTTAATTGCCCCAAAAATCAAGGAACGGAGGGATGATTATGGGTGCTACATATAAACCGAACGTTAATCTAAACAATCGCAAAAGTACCAGAGAGATGTTTATGCCAAGTAGCCAATCTACATATAAAGAAGAGGGTTTTATGACAATTCAGATTACGGGCAACGCCAAAGAGATTGCGGCGCTAATTAAAGAATTACAGGGGCAGGAAAACGCCAATAACAACACACAGGATGTTGAACAGTTTTTTGAAGAACTAAAGGAAGGCTTATCGTCAATCTTCAAAATTTAAGACGGAGGGTTACAACGGCTACATGGCGTGTAGTATTTTCGTGCTTCTGATAGATCCATAGCCATACTGCTTTTACGAAGATAGGAACAACCTGCACGATGATATTTAGAGCCTGTTTTGGTAACATAGACTGTGTAACTATCGGTAATCACAGATGCTGAATTTGTTGTTTCAGAAGAAGTGGAAGCAGAGTAAGATTGAACCGATGATTGACCAGCAGAGTAACCGCTGTTGTATCCGTCTTTTTTGCCAGCCTCATATCCTTCGTTATATGATTCTTTGCTGGCTTCTTCCTTGCCATGTTGTTCTCCAATGGAATAGCCTTGATTATATCCTGCCGTTTTCCCGTCTTCGTATGCGGAAGTATAGGCTTTCTTTTTACCGGCACTATAACCAGCATCATAGCCGTCTGACTTGCCTTTATCATAACCATAGGAGTTACCGGCGTCATAACCGTTCTGATGTCCTATGTCGTATCCTTCGGAGTAGCCTTGATCGTACCCCGATTGAATTAGAATAGGCTTTTGGTTATCATACCAACCAAAGAAACAAAGAGCGGCGATAGCAAGCGTTGTAATATTTATAAGAACAGCAGGAATGGCAGAACGGATAGTAGGTAGCCTATGTTTTTGAGGTGCAGGAGATTCTGTATTTTGAGTCTGAAGCTCCTGTAGATTTTCGTCAGGTGTCATGATTTATTCCTTTTATGAGGTGAGCTTTATGGACGGTGGAGATTTCGCTTTAGCTATTTTATGTTTCTTTGCGACCATAGGAATGTCGTATATGTTAATGTCTGTTATAGTTCGGTAATACCGGTTTAATGTTGTATTAACTACACACCTATGCTATTATATAATTATTCCAACAATCAATAAGGAGTGGTTGTATAATGACTGAGCTTGAAAAGAAACAAGAAGAGATCCGCCGCCAACAATTCACTTATGTTCCTAAGAATAAAGGAACACGAAAAGAGGATATCCAGAAGCCGCCAAAACCAAAAAATGATAAGGGGTGATGCTAATTGACAGCAACGGATATAATTAGTTATATTGAAGCCGTGCCTTTGGTACTTAAATACATTGCGCCAGGGTTTATATTTTTATGGATTTATACGCGATTGCATGACAAAAAACTACCAGAACATTATATTATGTGTTCTGTTGTAGTTAGCTTTATTCTTGTTCTTTGTGTTAATAATGTGGTATGGGATTTTGTAATTGCAGTTGTAGCAGCTCTTATTGTGTATGTCTTGAGCCGTACCACCTGGGTAAAAAATCTTTTCAAAAAAACGATATCCTTTTCGCCCAGTAAAACTGTTTTTTACGATGTGATAGACTACGAAAAGGGCACCTATATTTACGTTAAAACTGATAAATGGATTGTCAGCGGTATATATATTGGAATTGATAAAGATGCCATGGGAGTAATTGTAAAGGATTACAAGCTCTATAATGCGACAGGAGACGAGTTTGACACGCCGGAATGCAGTATAGCCACTGTGCCGTTGAACAGAATTGAATATACGAGCTTGACTTACCCTGAAGATTCTAAGGTAAAGAAATCTTGGTTTGATAATTGATAAGGTGTGTAAAGAACTCAACAGTGGCTATGCTGTTGGTTTTTTCTTATAGTTCGCCTTATCCTCAAAACCTTGTCTTACACTTCACGCACACGCGGTTGACATTGTTGGATGTTAATATACAGGCCAGTCTTTCCCGATTATACCAATTACAACAAATCCAGTAGTTTCACCATACAAGGTTCCTTCTTCATATTCGTCGTAACCATAATAAGTTCTGCCATAACCAGTTTGATTGTTGTATGTTTGCCCGCCAAGACGAACAGGGTATTCAAATGGGATTTTATCTTCATCATTTATTGGTTTGGTTATGACTTTATATAATTCTTTGTATAGAGCAGACATTCTAGTTTTTTGTTCTGACATGGCAATTCTTTTAACACGGCTTTCTGAAGAACATCCTTCCTGTTTTAAGTCAGTCATTGTCATGCCGGAATCAATATATTGTATACCATAATGATATTTTGTTACAACTAATAAAAAAGCTCTTGGATACATAAATTCTGGAATTGTTAAAAAACTCTTATCAGAATCACAGAATTTGCTCATAACAGGGGTAGTTCTAGTGTCTTTGGATAACCAAACTTGCATGGAATTTTCTTCTGTTACATCATTGATAGAATTAAGAACTCGATATGTGCTTGCTTGTGTTTCTAGGTCAGAAATTTTTTCATCTACTTGCGACTTTTTCTCTTCCAGCTCCTTGATTTGGCGCTCGTACTCGTCGCTTTGCGCTTCCAGTTCTGCAATGCGGGCATCAATCTCTTGCAGTTCTTTTTCTGTCATGAGTTACTCCTTGGCAATTAGCATCTTTTATAAATATAAATTTTCTTTCACACCTTGGACATTCCCAGATATTATACGGACGGTGTTCAAATACGCAACGCGAATGTGTATTTTTTAATTCTATATTACAGCCAGGACAGGGAGCTGGTGCATGTGCTTCTTTTGACTTTGCAACATTCTGAGATGAATAATTATCGTAAATCTCATCATGTGCATAGTAAGGAATAAGATAATCCGAATATCCTCCGTCTTCACCAGAATAATAAACTCTACCACAGTAGTGCATTCCTACAAAATGTTGTTCTTGATGCGACACACAGATTCACCTTCTACACCGCGCTGCGCAGCATTACCATTCATATCCACAGCTGTTACAATGCCAAGTCTTTTTAACTTTCTGGCTAAAGATGCCGAACAAGCCCACGGACACAGCCTTTGCACCCACGGATACTTTGCGCAGGTCGGTGCTGCCGCAGGTGGGGCATTTGGGAGTATGCGGATCACTGCTGTTAGAACTGAAGAAAGTTTTAGCTTCTTTGTGCTTTTGTGCAGTATATTCCAGCATATCGTTGTATGCTTTTTTGCTAAAACATTCGTTACCATAAACGTATTTTTCACGAAGAGCTTCGTTCACAATATAAGATAACTCTTCGTCGCTTTTTTGATCTTTTATAGGGGCTTCAATAGGAAGTACAAAATTATTATATTCATCGTCTGTAATGATTATCGGATCTTCATAGCTACAGCACTTGCAAATCGGAAACTTCGATGGTTTCACGTAGAAATTTATATAGCCACAATGTGGGCAAATACCGTATCTCCAATCGGAAACAGCCATATTCCACTCCTTCTTAAACGTGATTATAACCTTATAAAGATTATATCACACAATAATCTTTTATACAACAAAAGATACAAGAAACGTTTAAGAACCTCACTGGTTTTATGGATAGTGCCCAAGTTGAGAAAGACACTGCTGCTCTTCAAAACTATGTTCAGCAGATGAAGAACATTAAATCTGAAACTGAACGAGCTGAAAAAGCTAGTGCTATTTTCGACGAAACCCTCAAAGATTCCAGCAAAATAGCTCAGGACGTTGCGCGGAACACCAACAACCTAGATGACGTGATGAAGGTTTATACGGCCAGCACACGGACGGCTACCAGCGTGGCGAAGTCGTTTGGGAAAGCGCTGTGGGGAATTGGTAAAGCTGCTGTCATTGCCCTAGCTGTAAGTGCCGCAATAACTCTAGCCAGCAAAGGGATTCAATGGGCATACGAAAACAAGTTTCATAAATATGAAGTTGCCCGCGATAAGGCTGCTGAAATGAGCCAGGAGCATAAAGAAGCTGCTCAAAACGTTGAGAATCTAACCAAGCAGATTGAAGAGCTTAAAGCCAAGATGGATGAGTGCCGGAGCACTACCACTGGCAAGATTGTAGATCCAGAAAGCTATGACACGCTTGAACAACAGAGAAAGCAGTTACAAACTAATTTGGATCTGGCAAAAGCATTGGCTGATGAGACAGCGAAAGAAGCCCGCAATGCGATATATAAACAGCAAGACACTTCTTCAACAAAAGTCATTTCTACTCCTGCAACTCTTAAACATGCCGGTATTTCCGGGACGTACAAAGGAAATCAGCATGAGCAACTACAACAGGCTCTGGACGATTATGAAAAACTGAATTTACTTGCGAAACAGTTCGATCAAGATCTTGCTAATGGAAAAACATTTCAGGCTGCCTATGATACCCGTATGGTTGCACTTCGTAAAATGCAGG